TTTTCTTCCCAAGGACACCACCATTTATAAAACCAGTATAGAACTTAGAATTATAGAAATTACCTCCTTGAAATTCACCTGACTGCCAATCACTTTTTCTAAATTCACCACTTCTAAAAATACCATTTATCCATGCGTATATATTATTTTTTAACAAAGTAGTGCTTGTTCTAACGCCATCTGATGTAGTTATAAATGTCAAACCATTCCTGTAATAAGAAAGAATTGAATTAGAATTATATTCAGGTGATTCAGGTGTTGCTATCCCATTGAAGCTTCTACTATCATAAAAGATACCATCATTGAAAATTCCATTTAACCAGGTAGATTGTTTAAAAACACCATTGTTAAAATCTCCACTTCCCCACACACTATTATATATTATCCCATTTTCAAAAACATCACTTCCTTCTGAAAAATTTGAATTCATATATGTTGCTTTTGATAGTATATTATTTAAATTTTTAAATATACTATCCGATATAACTAGACTTTTTATAAGTGATAAGTTGCTGAAATCAATGTCTCTTACATCATAATCATTATTTTCTATTAATGAATCTTTTATATAAGACCTTCTAAAAATACCACCTTGTATTTTAGATTTAGATATTTTAAGCTTGTGTACATGTGTGTAATTATTATTTAAGTTCCCTTGTGTAAAAGCACCACCAGTATTAGTACTTATAGATGATAGTATGCTATTATTAGTAAAGACTTCCTTTAATAATAACTCACCAGTTGTATCAAAATCATTATTAACCACAGTATAAGTATCTGGTATTTCCAGTATGAGTGGTAATTTATTATATACAATCTGATTAAGATAAACCACATCACCCTCTTTGTAACTATCCTCAATAGATTCCAAGTTATTAGGTTCAGCAGTAGTTTTAATCAATAAAGTACTTTCTGATGGATTTACAGTTATATCATAAAGATTAGACCCACTAACAGACAAATTAGATATGTTATTGTCGTTGTTAAGTTCTATATGATCACCACTAACCCAATCACTATTTTCTATAAGACCACTATCGAAATCAGAATTGACAATAAATGCATTTTCTATATCTACATAATCTCTTATTTTATTAGTAAGGAATAAATTATCTATATTGTTATTAAAAAATTGAGGTGTATTAGTATCGTTGTTAAAATCTAGACCATACCTAGGAACTTCACTAAATGGTATCTCTTGTGTAGATTGTATATCTCTACCAGATACATCTGATGTAGATACCAATATATCTAATGAGTATAGATTTTTATCATTTTCTATAACCACCTCATTTTTATGTATATTTGTATCTTCATAAGCAGTGTGTAAAAATTCATTATCACCATTTGTTGATAGAAATGATGCCATTTCTATACCTCTTTTATAGAAATCTTTATCTCTTTCATTGAAACTCTTGTTGTAAAAATCAACATATTCTGTCCAAGATGATATTTTAAACCTTTTGTTAAAAAAATTTAATGGATATCTTTTATTATCTTTTATTTTAAGTCCTTTTATATAAAACTTATCTTTTGACTGTAATGTATTATACCCATCCTCATCTATGTAAAATTTATATAACTTATGACTTACTCTAGTATCTACTGAGTCAGTTAATACAAGTTCGTCATAGTCTAATATCTTTATTGAGTTATCACTCAAATAAACAGAATTTAACATCAGAGACCTATTAAATATTGAATTAATAGATGTTATATTATCAAATTTAGTTTTATTAGAACGGCAATTATCAACCGATGAATTCAAGACCTTTCCTCCGTTAAATTGACAATTGTTATAATATCCACCATTCAATTCAAATAAAAATTCTCTATCATTTGATTTTAAATAGTCTTCTATAACAGAGTGATTTACATCACCACCAAATGAAGTGTCATATATGTTACCATTTTCTATAATTACATCATTTAAATCAGATTTAAATAAGAAATTAAAACCAGATCCGTTATTATTTTCACCATTTATCTTTTCATATGGCTTATTTCCTTCACCAAACTGTGATATAAAACTATCGGGTAGTGTAAATGTTGACTTAATAATACCTTTTAGCCACTTTACATTAAGCAAAGTACCCATATTCCACTCTCCATCCCCAGTCCATGGAATTTTTTTGTTCTTTGTACCATATAGACCACCATTAAACCTACCATTGAATAAACCCTTTCTAAAATTAGATTTGGTTATTATAGCATCATCAAAATCTTTATCAATAACCCATTCCCCATCTTCTACGCTCCACTGATATATACCATCCTCTGTAAACTCATATGCTTTATCTTCATACGATATTAATATATTTCCATTATTAATCCTAACTCTATCATTAAAAGAAGATATAGAATTTGAAACTATATTTTCGTAGCTACTAGATATAAGTGTCTCTGTAACATCAACCCACTCACCCTCTATATTTCTTATATAAAATCCCTCTTTCTCTATACCACTATTAGAACCAAGTCCTTCAAACCCATCATAAGATTTATCAACATATAGTATATTATTCTTACCAGCAGAAAACTTATATTGAAACACGCCACTCCTTGTTGATATTTGTTTACTATATAGTCTAAAGTCTGATACATCTTTTGCCACATATATGTTAAGAAAATTATCCCTTTTATCTCTTTTGAAAGGAAGTTCCCCAGTGTAATTTATATCTAAAACAACTCTACACTTGTCTATGAATAGAATTTTATAACCATCTCTACCTTTCTTATATCTATTATTTATCTTAGTCAAATCTATATCATAAGGACCACCTATTATAAAAACCCTATCTCCTATCTTGTAATTTGTATTTACCTCTGTGTAAAACAATGTTTTAGGTATGTTATTTATATCATATGGTTCTACATAGCTCAAAAGTCTAGGTGATGAAACTCTTTCATTTTCTTGTTCCAAATCTCCTATTCTTTGATTGCTTGTCTTACTTTCTGTCGAAATACTACTCCCAACTAGGTCTAAATTATTTTTATATTTAAATAAATCAACTGCACTTAGTAAAATAGGCTTTTTTGATATAACATCCTTTAATGTTGGTGTCTCTATAGGGACAAACTTTACATTTCCTATATTAACAGACATTTTTTTAATACTCGAAGTATTGGTATTAACCACAGTCTTTAGATTTTTTAAGTCTAACCTTTGTTTATCATTCCTAGCTCTTTCTTCATTATAATTTTTAATATCATCAACTGTGATATTAAAAACAGATGCTAACTTCCTCAAAAGTTCATCTGTTGGTCTTTTTATATTACTTTCTATATTCCTATAAGCCTTTTCGAAAACTTTTAACCTTTTGGATATATCTTTAATACTAATGCTCTGGTTTTCTCGTATGTTTTTGATATTAGAACCTAATGACATTATGTGGGTAGTTATTTTTATTATATATTATTTGATACATGGTTTCTATCTAGTTTTAAATTAGTATATTTGTAATTATATTCAAAACAAATGAAAAACATAGACATATATAAACAAATCGTGAACAGTCATTATGGTTCTTTTGGTGGTAATCTTACTAGTAATGAATACAAAATAATTAAAAAGGTAATTACAGATACTATAGAGAAAGAAAATAGGGAAAAGGTTCAAAAGGAAAGAACAGAAAAATTAAAAAAAATACTAGGATATAAAAATAATTTAAATAACGAAAAATGAGAGACGAAGGATATTACAAAAGCAATATATATAATAATCATATTGAAAATTCAAAGTATTATAACAAATACGAAGAATATGAAGAATTAACTAAACTTTATGAACTTTATAATAAAATTAGCAAAACTAAAACACTAGAAGAAATGTTAAGAGAAGAACGTGCAGAAAAATTAAAAAAACTATTGAAATAATTATTCAAATTCTTTTCTATCATTTGATATGTAAAAATCATCAAAGTTAAAGTATTCATTATAAACATCCTTAACCTTATCAATGGTTATATCATCTAATACATCATATATAGAATAACCCTCTGGTGATATCCATCTACCTACATTACTATATCTTAATATTTCATCCTTTTTAGCTCTCACTACAAAATATTCTTTAATCAAATCAAATCTTTCTTGTGTTAAGAATTCTTCTGGCTTTCTCATTACATCCCCAATACTATCAACTAATGTGTTAAAATTCTTATTAGAAGTTTGTGTTGCAATATTAACAATAGCTTTATCATTTACTCTAGATAGATAGCAATGTATATAATACACCAAACCTTTTTTCTCACGTATTTCTTGATACAGTGGAGATTTTAGTCCAAGGGATAACATAGCATTTATGAAGTGTACATATCCAAAATCTTTATCTATAACAGGTGATAGGATAACCAAGGAAGTCTTGTCTTTATAATTGTTATTCAATTCATAAGTTACATCATGCTTACTATATGATAGTTCGTGGTCTATTTTTCTTTCTTTAAAATTTATTAAATTACTTTTAAAGTCACTTTTTTTAGATACGTTTATTATCTTAGATGGGTTGGCATACTGTAATTCGAAATAATTCAAACAATCCATAAACTTTAAATTCTCTAAATCTTCCTTAACACCTATCGGTCCATAGTTATTAAATAGCTTTCTATACAAATTCATTTGATGTGATGCTGTTTGGTCATTAAATGAGTCCATGTATTCCTCTAATACAATATTTCTTTCATTTTCAAACTCACTCTTTTCAACATCAAAACCACCTAATAAGTCCACAAATTTATACTTCCACTTATTTACCTTCTCATCTAACCCAGTTATGAAAAATACTACTTCATTAGAAGATGTGTATGCATTCCAGTCAATGCCATCTTTGTCAAAGCTTTCTTGTAAGTGATCGAAGTTTTTAGTCATTAAGTGTTCCATTAAATGTGTTATTCCATATATTCCTTTTTTCTCCAAATTAGTAGAACCTTCATATACTACATAAAATCCAGATAAATCGGTTTGTGACTTTAAGTTTATTATCATAATTTATTTATTTTTTATATCTTATATATTAATTTGTTGTATATTTGTTTTTATAGAAAATATAAATTTAAAAAAATGGAAGTAAAATTAATACTGAATGGTCATTTGTTAAATAAACTTATGTGTGTTAAGATTATTAAGACCCATACTAAAAAGGGACTCCTTGAATCTAAGAAATTAATGGAGGTATTAGTCTCTAATGGTAAAGTTTTTTTCCACCTTCACAAAGATAGTAATATAATTAATTTTACGTCCGATGTGAGAGAAAATTTAGAGGATGTTGTTGTGGATGTGAGAAGTTTCAATAGAAAAAAGAAGTTAATACAGTTAGGTATTGGGAATGAAGACACATATAAAGACTTTATTTTAGGAACAATGGATTTCGGAGATTGTGAGACGGAAAGGATATTCGGTATAGCACTGGGACTTATGACAATAGAACAACTTAAAAAAATGGTAGAAGCATATGAAAGTAATATCTAAAAAAGACACAAGAATTCTAGTCAAAGGAGGGGAATATGAGGTTAGCACGATGTTCAATAGTGGTAACCAATGGTCTGAAAAAATATATCTAAAAGGTGTTAGTAATTACTATAAACCTAGTGATTTTACTTGCTTAAACAAAAAATCCTTACCAAAAATAAATTACCAAGCAGAAAAAGAAAAAATTAATGAAATTAGAAAAGGGTCTTTACTTGAGTGTATTGGTGTTTTTAAATCTCTATTTAAAAATAGAATTTATGTAGTAGAGTCTGTTTTTTATTCGACTACTATCAATACAGATGTGTCTATTAAATTTAAGGGAATTGATAGAGTGTTCAAGTTTTCTAAAAACAATTTCAGAGTATTATCAAAATCAGAATCAAGGACAACTAATATTAATATAATCAATGATAACGATAATAGAGTGATAACTAGTAATGGTGTTAATTATTCTAAAATTGCCGACACAAGCGAAGTATTAATGAGTATATTTCAATCAGTATGTGACAAGAATAGAAATAATCTATCGATTGAAAAATGGGCAGTTTCTAAAATAAATAACAGATTAAATATCGAAGATTTGGAAAATTATAAAAATATGACATTGGACGAAATATTAAAAATATTAAATGAAAAATAGAAACATTATATACGATAAGCTTCAACCACTTTTTGAAAGATTTGTATTTATAGAAAGTGTGAGTTGGGAGCAATATACACCATATGATTTAGAGTCTAATTTTTATTTAAATAAAGAAAGTATAAAAATAAATAACAACAACATAACTCCACTATTTAATTTAGCTCTTAGAAAAATGATAGAGAGTACGTTTGATAAAAATACGGAGTTTAAATCTAAAAAAGTATTTGGAGACCATGTAAGTGTAATAATTAAGAGAGATAAAAGTATAACAGTAAAAGATTTACATCATGTGTGATATATATAATGAAATTTATAACCTTTGTAAAGTAAGGAATAAAGGAAATGTTTATAGAAACACCAAAGAATTGACACCTAGATTAAAATTCATAACAGAGTTACTATCGAGAGAAGGAATCAAATATGAGGTAGATAGTAATAAATCTTCTGATACTTATGTACATAACTTAATTCTAAGAGGTAGTTCTGATAAAATGGTAGTGGCACACCACGATGTACAAAATTATTCAACAGACAATGCTAATGACAACTCTGCATCTGTTATTAATGCAATAGCACTCAAAAAGATAATACCAAGTGTTAATGTTGTTTTATTAGATGGTGAGGAAGTTGGTGGATTAGGATCTAAGCAGTTAGCACAACAGATTAATAACAATTACTTTGGGGATATAAAATGGGTTCTTAATTTAGAACTTACTGGACTAGGTGGTAAAAACTTTTTCATAGGAAATTACAAAGGAGAATTATACAATCATATTAAAGGATTGTTCGATTGTCCCGTATACAATACAATATTCAATGACTCTGTCATATTTAGACAATATGGGATAGATTCAACTGTCATAAATCCGCTTCCTAGCCTACCAAGTGGATTAATTTCCAACATAATACATAATGGTGTATATCTAGATGATAGTATTCTTTTTGACTGTCATACTAAAAGAGATACTATTGATAAAATTAGCACATCCGATATGAAAGTATTCGTTGAAGATATATTGGTACAAATATTAAAATAATCAAAAGGCTTCTAAAATTTAGAAGCCTTTTGATTATTCATAATTACTAATTCTTAATTTGGTGATATTAAGAATATTTTTCTAGATGACCTATCAACATGCAACACTTTAACATCTAAATCTTTTCCTTCTTTAAATTCTTGCGTAAATTTAGCCATTTCGCTAGAGTGTACTAGTCCTACTGTTTCTGAATCTAAGCTTATTAATGCACCAAACTCTTTAATAGCTTTAACACTACCTGTTAAGACTTGACCAGGTTCTATGGTACTCCAGATATCTTCTGTAACCATTTGTGTCAAGATTATTTTAAATCTTTTCCCCTTTTCTTTGATTACCTCTTTTATATAGAAATCAACTTCAAACCCAGGCTTTATATCACTTATTCTATTCTGCCAGTCCTCATTTAAATTATCCTTGTGGATCATACCAGTAAGACATTTATTAAATTCAACAAAAACTCCAAAAGGTGCAGTTCCTGTCACATGTCCAGTATAAACCTCATCATAGTCTAATGTTTCAACTACCTCTGGGATTAACGTCTGTAAGTACTTTTTTCTACTTACTATATAAGTTCCTTCATGTTCTGAATATGATTCTACTGTTACTTCAAATTCATCACCTATGATAGACTTTGGATCTACTAATTTATTTATACCTGCTAGTGTATTGGGCATAAACGCATCCAAAACAACACCACCTTCTAAAATCTGGACACTATATCCTGCTGGGTTGATGTCCTTTATATAAGCGGTTACTGACTGATTTTTTTCTAAATTCTTGATATTAAGGTGTGCTCTACCCTCAAACAATTGTGCTATACTTCCCTTTATAAAAAAGTTCATAGTATCAACATCGATAATTATAAAATCTATATTATCCTCTATTTCCAAATTATCAATGTGTTTATTCTCACCACTCTTATTTTCTATCCTAACATCATCTTTATAACCCCCAACGCTAAATACGTGTTGATCCGAGGATATACCTTTATAAGTACCATTTACAACATCTCCTTTTTTCGGTGATATCATTTCATAGGAATTATAAAGCTCTTCGAGTTCTTTGTATTCTTTAGAACTCATTTTTAAATCTGTTGGATCTTCAAATAGCAAATCTAATTTTTCTTGTGTTACTGTTTCTATCATATTATTTTTGTTTTATAGGTATTATACTAATTAATACCACAAAAGTTTAAAATATATCAAATTTTTTAATATTATTATTCTTCATATAATCTCTTATCTTAGCAGCTTCTTCATATTTTTCATTAAGAATAGCAATATTTAGTTTATTATTTAACTCATTTGACAACTGACTCTTGCTTTTACCACTAGTCTCTATTAATGAATTGTAATAATCTTGTATTTCAGAAATAGTACCAAACTTAATATCTTCCACTTTTTCTTGACTTTCAAATACTTCATCTATTTTCTTATTCTGTAATACTTTTTCAATAAATTTATCATCAAATGCAGAATTTTCTAGCAAATACCTAGTCAATAGATGTGGTCTATTGTTGAACATTTTTATTAGTAACAGTATTTTATCGTATCTACCTGAGTTATCCATATCTATATTTTTTTAAATCTAATATTAAAATAATATTCAAAACTATATTTATCACTGTCCAATTGATTGAATGTTATCTTTAGTTCATTACCAATCCCATTAAGGTTACTCTCAAATTTATTATACACATCTTTTACATTTGGGTTCCATGTGTTGTTTAATTTTAAACTAATACTATTATCTATCCTTCTGTGTCTTAAAAACAAATCTATTCTATCAAACTTATATCTATCTAGTACATTTGAGATAATATATGCATTAATACTATCATCAACACTGTCAAAGATAGTTCTGTTATTCTTAATACCTTCAAATGTTCTATACTTTTTTAAATTAGCGTATAAAAAATTCATAAGTATTTTCTCAATTTTTATATCTATAAACCATTTTGAATCACTTCTAGATTTGGATTTGGATTTGTCCATATAAATACTATGGTTAAGTAATTTATCATCAGATGGTGAAAAAAACAAGGCTTGTGTTGATGACTCTATCGATAAGTTTAATTGCTCTCCAATACTATTTTCGTACCAGATTATGTCATCTTCCCCAACCAATATATTGTCTTCTATCTCTAGCATTTTAGAACCGAAAAATGTACTATTTTCGTCCATATTATAAGACCCATTTATATGATTATTGTGAAATTCTGGTGTTATGTAACTTCTTCTCATTATAATCTATATTTTTTTTCATTTTCTATCTTAACACCCAAAGGTTGTCCTATATTTTGAACAGATATATCTTTTCTTCTATCTATCTTAAGCCTATCCACGTTACTAACACTTTCTATATGAAACTCTTTGTCCCATGTTGATTTAAAAATATTAAAATCTTTAAATGCATAACCATATTCATCAATCATAGGATAAATAGACTCATTATCCTTAGAGTCTCTTAATTTCAAAACAGATCCACCTCTGTTTACTTTTCTAAACTTTCTTTCTCTCATATATCCAAAATTTGTTAATGTAGTATCAAATTTGTAATTACCACCATTAAATCTTATATTAGACTTATCGAATAAGTCTATGTCGTAAAATATAGGCATATAATAACCACTGTACCTATATATAGTATTATTCTGTATATTACTCAATCCGTTGTAATTTTTATAAACTTTTGATTCTGTTTCATTATTGGTTATGCTATATGCAAGAGGTGTCCCATTGTACCAATTTATCATGTCTACACTTCTTATACTACCACCTTCAAGTGCTAGTCTTACTTTTATATTTGGATAGCTAAGTGGTTTATTTATTAATGAATCCGTTTTTATTTGTAACTCATCTGGTAGTTCACAAGTTAATAAATATGGTAGTCTAGTAATATTGTTATCAAAATCATAATCTCTAACAGTTCCTTGTTCATCTATAACAGTATACCTTAAATAATTAATAAATCCATTTTTATCTGATATATTATTTATAGAATTTGATAAATTATTAGCAGTCAATACATTATATAAGTCTTTATAAATATCGTCTCTGTTAACATTGTTTATGTCTGTCAAAGTTGCATCATTTATATAAATATTTACTAATATATTTTTCCATTTTTTGTTTATGTAAACATTTATACCATTTGATAATAAGTCACTTGAATTCACACCATTATCAGACTTAATTTTATAATAGTTATCATTTAATAAGAAAATATCATAGTTATCATCCATGTTGTTAGAAGAATCAAACGTATATAACTCTAACCATAATATAGAAACACCAGGCTCATCACCTATGTCTGTTGTTTCGTCTTCTGATGAAATATACAACTTGTTATTATGTACAACTATGCTATTTATATCATAAGGAAGGCTTGTGTTCCATAGTTCTGCTTGCTTCCATTTTACTGCACTATCAGAAGATAAATTAATCACCTCCCAATACTTTTTATTATCTGGTCTATATTTATTTTCTTTTATTTTGGATCTATAGTATTTGCCTTTGAAAATAACTATGGTAGACAAATCATAACCATTCCCAGTACCTTGTGCACCAAATACAACTCCTGGTTTCCCTAGGGGATTCCAAAAATCAACCAATGTTGAGTTAACATTAAATGTATAATAGAACCTATCTGAATTATAAACAATGTTAAGATTATTTCTTGTAACAAGTAATGGTTCAGAAATAATACTACCAAGAAATGGGGATCCATTTATAGCACCAATAGAAGACGAAGAACCACCAGGAGTATCAAATATTGGAGTATTAAGTGGTGTAAACCCACCAAATCCATATACTGGATTCCAAAATATCGTATTATCTTCAAGTGCTTCCCAGTCTGATAAATTATTATAAGGTGCAGACCTTGTACCATTCTCTAGTAAAGGATTTATTATTATGTTGTCTCTTAGTGCCTTATAAACGATATCATCGAATAAGACTATATTTCCTTCTTTATACTCTTTATCCATTTCCCAATTTGTTATGATATCCCATACTTGACTACTATTGCCATTTGATAATAGTATAGAAAACTTATAATCTTCAAAAGAGTTTGAGTTTGTGGTATTTATAGTTTTTATTTGCTCTTGTCCATTTCTAATAACACTATCAACATCATACATTCTAAATTCCAAACCTCTGAATACTGTGGAGTTAGGTATAACATCATCACCTGCATTCATGTGGGAGTATTTTCTGACATTCCTAACTATATTTTTATTATCAAAAAACTGTTTTCTTTCAAATATATCACTGAAGTAATCTATGTCTGGATTTAAATATGTTGAACTTATAAATCGAAATTCTTTCTCAATATTATTGTTAGAGTTGAATCCTTCCACATGCAAGCTATGGTGTGTGTACATATTACTGTTAGAGTTTATTGTGTAAAAATAATCTAAGTTTCTATTTTCTCTACTTTGATTCTTCATAAATGGATTAGCCGTCCTATTATGGTCTTCAAATAGTAGAGAGTTATTTAATAAATAAGGTCTATCGTTTGCACCTATTGAATTTTGATATCCCCATCTACAATACACAGGATTAATTCTCCATATATCAGAAAGTTCATTATTAGTAACTTTGAAAGTTTCATAATTGGCTGTGTATTCAGAAGAAACTGGTATACTTTCTACATTATTCTTATATATAAACTCTTCATTATTTTTGGGATTATTAAGACTCAATGGATCTTCGAAATACATCTTACTTTCTTCTGTTCTAGTTATCTCATCTCTAAGTTCATATTCGTACTTGGAATAGTCAGTATCTACAATATTAGTATCGAAGTCTTTAATATCAGTAAAGTTAAGTTTGAATATACCAAAACTAAGTGGTGGTTTGTCAAATGTAACATCGGTATTCAGTCTCTTTGTCTCACCACGTACTTTATAATCAAAGAAATTATCATTTATCTCAAATGAATAGTCTGTATTTATCTTGAGAACAGAACTTGTTTTTATAATGTTATGATATACTTCCCCAATCTTTATAACCCAAACATCTGAACTATCAAAGTTATCAATAACAAATTCTTCATTATTATATGATAATATTTTATTATCTTTATCTATTATCCCATAGTTTTTATTTATACTATCTTCTTTACCACTTAAGTCAATGTCAGATACTATTTTATAATTATAAATTATTTTATCTTGATAAAGTTCATCCACGAATCCAACAGCTTGCACTTGTCTTATTTCATCATCTTGTTGTATTGTATACTTAGATATCAAATAATAATCACCACCATACTCAACATAGAAAGGTGTTTCTTCAGACCAATTTTCTATAAATGGATTTTCTGGATTAGAAGCAGAAAATAATATATTCCCCTCTTTTATTATAACATCCTCCCTAATAATAGGCGTTGAGTAAGGTGATAAGCTAGAGGCTCTATCCATAGAGTCTAAATAAAATCCATAATAAGTGTTTAATGACCATTTTCTTTTAATCGTAGAAGTTGATGGTGTGTCATCAAACAAAAAAGACATGTTTAATATATTTGGAAAAACCACACCATTGTCTTTGTAGCTATCATAAATATATTTTTCTAACTCATATATCTCCTTTTCTTCCTCAAAATAATCCCCCATAAATTTAGATTTAGAAACATATCCACCTCTTTTATAATCTATACCATTCCATTTGCTAAACTCAGTATTTCTAAAGTCTATTTCTAATGGTGATTTTGGAAAATATTCGTTCTCAACAAAATTTTTATTCATCCATTTGCCCAATGGTGTTTCTGAGGAGAAATCATACACCTTAACTGCTTTTAATTTGTTTATGATTTCTCCTTTAAAGTTATCTTTTGCTAATATTTTCACACCAGGATTATCACATCTGAATATTATAAAGTTAGATGGTAAACTTCTTGGATTTATATAAAGTGGTGCAAAGTATTCATACTCTTCTGAATAATTTTTATTATTTATTATATTTCTAGCACCATAATTATAAATACTATCATATTGTGTATTTAACTCACTTGACATAGCATCAGAGTCATCTCTGTACTTAACATCAAAGGCTATTTCACTTGGTGTGTCCTTGAAGTATAATGGTAAAACTTCATCATATAAAGAATCTTCTTTTAGTTTAAAATATTTGTACCTCCCTGATGATAAAGTATCATTACTATCAATACTATCAATACTGATACCATATTCGTTATTCACCATTATTTTAGAATTGGTAGTTAATCCAACATTTGTTCTTAGTATTGAAAAGCTTTTCATTTAAATTATGTTATATTTGAATTTATTGGTCTTGATGATTTCTTAAATATAAGTTTGTTTCTGTTCATATTAAATTTAAGAGTAAATGCAAAAGGTCTATTTTCTGATTCGTTTTCAAATAAAAATTTTACCTTTTTAATATGGCTTACTGTATTCTTTGATTTAGTTAAATCAATATATTCAAAGTTCACACCTGATTGGTTGCTATCTAAAGCATTCATCTTGAAATAAATGTTTAATGGTATAATAATATCATTTTCACCACCTGGTTTTATATTTTTAATCTTCTCAGAATTGTTTTCTTGTATAGATTCTAAATCTTTTATAACAGGATGTATAGATGTTAATAGCTTATTAGTCGAGTCTACTGATGTTGTTGTATCAATCCACTTATTTTGCTCCATCAAGGAGTTGTTATTACCATTGAATGATAATATGCTATTACCAGAATAACCTAAATTATATTCAGGTGATGATAATACATTAGTCAAAGAATTTGAATTTGATATCCTAAAATCATTACCAACATTTTCTGATAATTTAGAATTTGTATTATCTGTTATAGAATCATAATTAACACACCATATAAACTGATTATTTAATTGGCTTCTGCTCACACCAGTATTATCATTTTTTAACAATTCATCTTGCTCATTTACGAAAAATACTTGAGGTGAGTTATTCCTATAAACATTGGAATTGCTAATATAACTTTTATCTGACAATAAGCCTAGTGGGGAATCAACAGCCTTGTTTCTTATTCTGACTACGAAATCTTTTATAACATATATGTTATTTTCGTAAACTCTACCACTAGATATATTTGTGCCACTAAAAGGTTCTAGATAATCTTCACAGTCTATATTGAATGATGTTTCGCTACCATTTGAAACTACAAATTCTTGATTATTTCTTAGTATAACAGCTTCCAACACACCCCTTGACCTAGATATTCTCTCTTCTAAGCCTTTAATCTTATCTTCTAACGCTTTCAAATATTGAAATAAATCTAACGCAACTCCATTATCATCTTTAAATCCCGACAATATCTTATTTGAATCATGGTGATATGTGTTAGAATTAAGAGATACTTGTGTTGATAAGTGATCATCTAAGCCTCTTGACTCTAGAGTGCTGTCCATTTCTTGTAAAACATCTTCCTTTAAAGCATCTTTAGATATGTTTTCTCTCTCATTTAACTCATTATTTACTTCACTAGGAAATTCAAATGAAATAATCTCAGACCATTCAGATTCTATTGGAGATTCTGGGTATCCAACTTCTGATATTGATTTTATTCTAAACTCAACTCTTTCATTGTTTTGTATAGGTATATCTAGACTATTTATATTTGGTACATCAGGATTAGACAAATCTTCATCTTTCCATAAATATTGACCAGTTTGTGTATCAAAAATTCTTTCCCTTATATCCGTTTTTGTAGTTTTCCAATTTGAAAAACTAGCTTTTGTACCTTCTATTTTATACTGTTCTATTGGGGTCTCCTCTCCATCAACACTAACATACCTATACTGTATTCTAAACTGTATAACTTCCTGTGGGAGTGTTCCACGCTTAGATATAGCAGTTGGGAATTCCCAGAATCCTCTTAGTCTATATTTGGGTTCTGATTTGGTATCCACACTTCTAGAAATATCAATTATCTCTTTTGTGACTGTGTTTAATAACCTACTTCTAGTTTCTTTCTTAGATGTGAGGTCTTTTAATTCTAAACTAGCTTGTTTCTTTTCTGATTCAGATTTGAATCTAGTTATTTTTATCTTTTTGTTTCTATCAGAAATAGCTTTCTCTATTTGTCTGACTTCTGATTTAAGGCTAGATTGATAGTTACTCTTTTGTTTCAATTCAGAGTTATTAGACGTATTTGTCAAGTGCTTATTCACCTGAGCAACTTTAAAATTGTTTATATCTAATATAGGAGCAACTGGTGTAGCACCTAATTTATTTGGTATTTTCTTAGAAACTAAATCCTGTAAAACCACACCATAGTCATTAACATATTCTGTATAAAATTGCTCCATTGTCAAACCATCAGTATCATCATCTGATGACATTCTTAAATCATTAGTAAAAAACCCAGTCCCTTTGCTCCATTTTTTAGCAACTAGATTATTATCAGTATTTATTGGTTTTAGAAAAATAACATTCCTTTCATTATATCCTATGCTTACTCTTACAGATTTGTTATATACAACTGGTGAATATATTTTAAGTGTTCCTTTGCCAATTGCAATAGGTTCTATACCCTCAACTCTTTCGAATCTAACACGTGGATTAGAATCACTCTTTGATATTTCTAAAACTCGATATCTAGTGGATGATTTAGTAGTATTTATAATGACATCATCATCTATAGATAGTTCAAGAACTTCATCATTATTACTCATATCTATGTAGTTTAGTGTGTTAAGTACATACCAAAGCTTTCTATTAAGCCTATCTTCATCAGTTTTAAGTACAGTAAACTCACCATCAAAGCGTATAGTATTAGGCTCTAGTTCAAATTTTTCTTCATCAAATCTAACATTTCTTGGATTAGATACACCTGGTGTGGTTTCTGTCCATTTATTAAACTCAATAATGGTTATATCAGTCTGTCCCCTAAATGTTTGATTAAAGCTATTTAAAGCAGACTGTCCGTTTGGTGTTAGGACATCGTCATTAGTTCTTTCAAACTCTATAATATACCTTCTGACTAAGCATTTACTAACATTGTTATCTATTTTAGAAGATAGATCAAATTCCACTTGTAACATAGGATCTATCATTGAATCAAAGAACCAATTAGCCTTTGTCTTGAAATCAATAACCACACCCAAATCAGATACTGGTATTGGATCTCTGTTTAAATCAACTGTTATTATTTTTTTAAATTTGTTGCTACCACTTTGTTGAATCATAGATCCATTAGCATCTATGCTGTATAGTGAATTTATGTTATTATTCAACCTGTCTATCTCACCCTTTAGGGATACAAAAGAAGGCAATGTATAATTTCTCAGAACACCCTCTTCGTCAAATATCTGGATATCAACAGATGATGATGTTGTTGTTGTCAACGTGTTTATCTTTGATAAAGTATCTACCAAATTTTTGTTGAAACTTATAACTTGATCTGCTACTTTTGGAAAGCTACTATTTATAGACATATTATAATTATATTTTATTTATATATTAAAACTATTCCATTTCATATAATTAATGCAATGACAAAAACCTTATTAATATTTAAATATTTATATAATTCTTGTTATTGTATTAATTATTTTGCTTATATTTGTTCAAAATAAAAAAAATATGATTAGTAATCTTAAAAAAAGAATTGTAGAAGCCAATGATGCTTATCGATTAGGTGTTCCTATTATGTCGGATAAAGTATATGATGGTTTAGTTGATGAATTAAGTAAACTATCACCAAGTGATGAATTACTTACAAAGATAGGACACGCAACAGAAGATGAAAGTCGAAAGCAAAAACTTCCTATTGTAATGGCATCTATGAATAAGATAAAAACAATAGAAGATATTGACGATTGGTCTAGACTTAGGGATGTCCCCAAATCTACATTGGTTATACTAACCCCTAAATATGATGGTCTAGCACTTTGTGTTGACGAGAGTAATGGGGATGCATACACAAGAGGGGATGGTATTGTTGGTCAAAAGTCAAACGAACACTATGACCTCATAGGAAATAAGCTTATATCTAATGAAAGTTTATTTCAATATACTTATGGTGAGGTGATGATAGCCAAAAGAGTATTCACTGATAAGTACTCGACACAGTTTGCAAATCCACGAAATCTAGTTGCTGGATTATTAAATTCTAAAACACCTACTGATAAATTAAAAGATTGTAAATATATAAAGTATGGGATATCTAATGAATTTAGACCACACTTTCAAAGTAAAAAGCAAGTTATAGAATTCTTAAATAAAAACCAAGAATCAAAAGTTAAATATAAAATATGTAGGATATCCGACATAACAGAGGATTTAATGATTGAGTTATTCAAAGAATGGTCTGAAGAATTTGAAATTGATGGTATTATAATAGAGGTAAATGATTTGAACCACCAAAGAGTTTTGGGTAGAGAGACTTCTTCTAAAAATCCAGTCTTTGCTAGAGCATTTAAGCATAATAGTTTTGAACAGACTGCCACAACACAAGTATTAGACATGACTTGGAATGTTTCAAAACATGGCTTAGTAAAACCTATTGTAAATATAAACCCTGTTCAACTTGATGGTGTTAAAGTATCTAATGTAACTGGTAATAATGCAAGATTTGTAAAGGAAATGGGTATAGGCATAGGTGCAGTTATAACCATTAAAAGAAGTGGTATGGTTATACCTCTTATAGTTGATGTATTAGAAAGAGTTGATTTTGAAATACCTCTAATAGAAGGCAGCGAACTTGAATGGGATGAAAATGGGATAGAACTTATTACGAAGACTGAAACTGATGAGCAAAAAATTAAAAAAATTATAGCATTTTTTGAAATACTAGGTACTGATAATGTATCTGATGGTACTATTAGACAACTATGGGATGCTAATTATAGAAGTATTAAAGATGTTCTAAGCCTATCAATAGATGATTTATTACAAATTGATAGATTTGGCAAGAAAAAAGCTGAAAAAGTATATAATTCTTTTAAAAAATCAGTTACTGATGTTAGGCTTAGCAAATTGCAACATGCCACTGGTATATTCAAAGGCTTAGGGTCTAAGAAGCTAGCACTTCTAGAACATTTTAAACATAGACCAAGTGTTGAAGAAGTTAAAGCATTAGAAGGCTTTGCAGACACTAGTGCTAATGTATATGTAGATTCGTTTGATGTGTTTTTTGAATTTATTAAAGACCTACCAGTAACTATAAGTTATGAAGATAAGAATATTGAATCTGAAAATCTTAAAGGAAAGTCATTTGTTTTTACTGGTGTAAGAAGAAAAGATTTAAATGAAATAATCGAATCTAATGGTGGTAAGGTAAGCACATCTGTCTCTAAGAACACTACATACTTAGTAGTGAAGGAATTAGGAAGCGGTTCTTCAAAGGAGGTGAAGGCTACTAGTTTAGGAATAGAGATTTTGAGTGTAGAGGGATTGGAAAAAATCTTAAACGAAATATAATATGGACATGATATCATTATTAATTGGAATAGGGATAGGGATGGGGATAATTTTTTTATATAATTATGTTATGTTTTTTTTAAAAAAAAAGAAACTAGATCCTTATATTAACTCAAGACGTGGCATATATCAAAAAGAATTTACAATGGTTTATAGTCCTAATGATGAATATCATTTTGGTGTTGTTTTTGAAATAACAGAACTTAAGGTTGTTAAAAATAATTCAGGTACTATGATTTCTAAAATAAGAGTTGATGATATTAATATTAACAATAGTAGAGCATCATCAAAGGAAAATATTTCTAAAATAATGGAAATGATAGATGGTTCTTGGGTAGAATCGGATGCTATAATATTTTTGGATGATGATATAAGGTTTCAACGAAGTGAAAAGCTAAAAACTGTATTAAAATAATACTTAATATATACACAACTTATTACAAATATAATATATAACTATTAGTGTTTAATAACTAAAAATAAAAGGCAATAAATGGAAATAAAACAAGAAAGCTATTTCTCGGAAAAAGAGAAATTATTTAAAGAAAGAACTGGTAAAGATTTTACATTTCTATATAAAAAGTATTATCCTAAACTAATATACTTCACATCTAAGATATGTAATGATAGAAAAAAGGCAGAGGATATATCTACTGACTCTTTCATAGTAGCATTTAATAAAATAGAACTTTATGATAAATCAAAGGCACAATTTTCTACATGGTTATTTACAATAGCTAAAAATTTATCTTATCAAGATGTGAAAAAAAGCAAAAAGTCTATATCACTCGATGTTGAATATGACAATGATGGTACAACAATGAAAAGCTTCATATCAAATGATGAAGATGAAGATGAGTCTAAGTATATTGTTATTAATAAAAAGGCTAAGTTAATGAAAGATTCGATATATAGGTTAAAAGAGCCTTATAGAACAGTTATTGAAATGAGAGAGATTAGAAAGATGTCTTATAAAGACATCTCTAGTGATCTTGGTAAAAACTTGTCCACTATAAAATCACAGATTAGAAATGGTCGTATGCTTTTAATTGACATATGTGAAAACAATTTCGATAAAATAGATAAAATGTATTCTTAAAAATAAATGAATTATGGTAGCTTATATTACAGATTTAAAAGATAATACTTTTGATAATTTTGTCAAGAAAGGGATAGTATTAATAGATTTATATGCTGATTGGTGTGCACCTTGCAAATCTTTATCACCAATAATAGATGAAATTTCTAGCGAATACCTCAACAAAATTAGAGTTGGTAAGCTAAATGTTGATAATAATAGCAAGATACCAGCACTATTAGGTATAAGGAGTATTCCTACTATACTAGTATACAAAGATGGTGAAATAGTATCAAGAACATCAGCCGTGTTGTCTAAGAAAGATATAATCACCGAACTAGATAAGCACATATAAATTAAGATATGAGAGATTCAATATCAATAGAGGAAACTACTCGTTTTATGCGTATGTCGAAAATATCCTTTATAGAGTATGATACTCATAGCATAGATGTGTTCAAATATTTAACCACAAAAGAAACACACATCAAATACATTAATGAGTTCACTAAATATGGTATTAAATCATCAATCCGCAATCTTAGAATAAAAGAGTTATTAGGTAGTGAGAACATAAATAATAGTAAAATACCCAGAGAGAAAGATGTAGACACCTTTGTAATTCATATAAATGAAATTCATGGATATTCATATTCTTCATTTGTTAAGAGAGGCAAGGATTTGTTAGATATATTAAGGTATGTTAGAACAAGCAAATACAACTTAATATTCACAGTTTTAAATAATAATAATATCACAAGTATAGATAGAAAAATCTTATATAGTTCTAGTTTTGGATGTAATATAGAAAATAATATAATAACTAGTGTAAAAAATAGATACGTCTAAAATGAAAACTATAAAAAATAAAAGAGCATATTTTGATTTTAATATATTAGAGGAATTTGACTGTGGTATAATGTTAGAAGGTGGTGAGGTTAAAAGCATTAGGGATGGTAATGTGTCTATGAATGATTCTTTTATATTCATATCTAACTCTGAGGTCTATATTAAAAGCTTTAGAGTAAGCAAATATAGCCATGCACACCCATCTGTTGTACATATAGAAGATAGGGATAAAAAGCTACTTTTGACAAAAAAACAAATAGAGAAGATACAGAAATTTCTAAAAGATAAAGGAAATACGTGTGTGCCTTTAAAAGTGTTTATTAAATCTAATAAGATAAAAGTAAAGATAGGACTTGGCAAGGGTAAAAAACTGTATGATAAAAGAAAAGATTTAAAAGAAAAAGATTTAAAAAGAGAAATATCTAGAAATACATAACTTTGTATTGTATTAAATAAGTATATTTGCCAAAATATTTTAAATATGATTATGAACGAATTTTTACAAACAAAAAAAGCTAATTCAGTATATGATGTATTAGTAGAATTAGCAGGTGCGAATGAGTCTGACAGACAAGACTTTGTTTATAACCATTGTAGTGGTGAAAACGGTTGTTCTGAATGGAGATTTTGTGGACACTTTGGTTTTGGTGGAAAATATAGATCCCAAAGAAATATAATAAGCTATTATATTGAAGATACAACGGATTCTAGAGAAGCATTAAAAAAAGATATAAACAATAGATTGAGTGAAATATATTAAAAATAATCGAAAAAAACACATGATACATTTAGAACCTTGTGAAGAAACGATGCCTAGGTTTGAAGATGGTAGTTTTGACACTATTATAACATCACCACCTTACAATATTGGTAAAATGCATAGTAATAATTTACAGTTTGGCACTTATGCGAATAATGATATGAGCGAAGGTGCTTATCAAGAATGGCAAATAGAAATACTGAATGGATGTTATAGAATACTTGAGGATGGTGGGAGCATGTTCTACAATCATAAGGTTAGAATAAAAAATGGAGTTGCAACACATCCCCTATCTTGGATATTAAAAAGCAATTTTTTATTAAAACAAGAAATTGTCTGGGATATGGGTAAAAGTGCCAATTGTGATAAGATTAGATTTTTTCCATTTTCAGAAAGAATCTATTGGTTGGTTAAAAATCCCAAAACAAAATTATACAATGAAAATAAATTGAGTGATGTTTGGCGATGTGTCCCTACTCATAAAAGAAAAAAAGAAGGCCATATTGCTGTTATGCCAGATGAAATAGTTTCAAACATTTTAGAGAGCTTACCTAATGTAAGAAAGGTCTATGATCCATTTGGGGGAAGTGGTACTACTCTAAAAGTATGTAACGAAAAAAACATATATTGTGAAATATCAGAAATAGACATTAGTTTAGAAGAGACAATTAACAAAAAAGTAATAAATAAAGTACGATGAGGGTAATTAAAAAAGAAATTAATAAAAAAAATAACATAGTATTAACTTGTCAAGACTCTGTTCTTCTTGGATTGTTTAAACAACAGGTAAAATTCATAGCAACAGAGGAATACTCTTGTGGTTATTGGAATTGGAGAAAACTACCAGACAAGACATTAATTGATGATGAACTTAGTTCTAAATTGGATATCTTGTGCAGAAATTCTAAATAATATCAAATTGTTTATTTTAAATGTGATAGTCCAAAATCATAACTTAGTAGATACAATTGAATTGAAGATAGTTTTATGTTAGAGCCATTTATACAATTACTTAAAATATACGATAACGTATAAGTATGTAGAATGAATGGAATTATGGTAGTAAGTAGTTGACAAATAATTTTTTACTTTTGATAAAAATCAATGAACTACCCCGTATATATATAAATATATGATAAAAAAGTATGTAATATATTTCTGGTGTGTATTATATTAATAACAATATCCAGAATATGAGAGACTTAAAATGAGTGTTTTAGCAACGCTTAAAGAAGGTCACAAGACCATTAAAAGGTAAGCCCAAGTGATTAGATCACTAAAAGTTAAGTACACTAGAGTTCTAGGCTTCCGTCCACACTTAACAAAAGCTTTTGTCTCTCATATTTTTTAATAATAAATAACTAAATAACTATAAGATGTCAAACAAATTATCATTAAAGGAAGAAATCAGTAAAGATTACATGATGGCTTTTAAAGCTAGAAAAGATTTAGATAAAAAGCTTCTATCAGTAGTCAAAGGCGAAATTCAAACATTAGAGAAGAATATGCGAGTAGAAACACTATCTGATAAGGAAGTTACTAAAATTTTAAATAAGATGACTAAATCTTTAAAGGAAAGCTTATCAAATGGTGATGAAGTAGCTAAAGAAGAACTTGAGATTATATCTAAGTATCTTCCTAAAGAAATGAGCGAAATTGAGATAAAAGAGAAAGTTTCACAATTTATAAAAGATGGTGTTGATAACATAGGTGGTATTATGAAAAAGTTTAGTAAATTACCAGCAGATAAGAAGTTAGTGTCTAAATATTTTAGAGAAATTTATAACCAATAAACACAACTATATCTATTTAAGCATAATAAGATATATTCCACAAGGAAACGGTGTGTTCGTAAGTCTTTAGATTTTTATGTTATAGCCACTTCTTTTTATTTTTTAAAAATTTTGATCGATTTCGTATCTAACCCAATTGTCTGTTGATATACATTCGTAAATAAATAAGTCGTCTGAATCTCTTTGTCCTTGAACACCCGAAGATGTACTGTTTGTTGGTATAGAAACATATTCTAGTGGAGTAGCATCATCAACTGTTAAATATCTTGACCAAGTACTACTACTAGTGCCATTACTAGCGTTACTGTATAGTACACCTTCTTCATCAAATGCTAATGCAAAGTACTCTGGTGTTGATGAAAATACTGATGATGATGTACCACTAAATCCTAAATAGTTATTTTCTGAATCATATATTAGATTAGAATAACTTAGACCACTAGATTCCATTTTTATATCATCACTTCCTTGTGTTGATAATATACTACCACCATTCATATTTATTTTACCACCTCCTAAAATAATTATCTCGGTCATATGCTATTACATAACCACCTGGCTCAGGAGCAATTGCTTAGTCTATTGTTATTTTTTTTTGAAAGTATACTAATACCATACGTTATAATATTTTTTATTATACTATATATATTTAATTTCACAATTGCTTTTAAACTTAATGTAGTAATTTTAATATATAAGTAAATATGCTTTCATATGACACGGAATTTTAAATCAGTTAAAGAAGTACGAGATTTCAAGAAAAAAACTCTTGATATTTATGAGAAAATAGATAATGGAAGAAAATTCACAAGCCACTATAAAGAATATGATATCTTCAATATGTCTAAGCAATTGGAGATTGGACAACATTTTTTATACGAGAAATATTTATACAAAAGAAGTAAAGGAAATAGTAGTCTTATATGTTATCCAGAAATGGGTGTGTTTTTAAATACAATACCAATAGATCAGACCTTTGAGTTGGAATGGTATGATTATAGAAGAACATGGGAATATAATATAAGTGTAACAAATGATGATAGTGAGATGTTAATGTATGATTTTCCTAGTGAGATTAGTACTCTTATATTATGGCAAGATAGTTTATTTGTTTATGACGTTTGGGACAAAAAACCTGACTGGAAACAAATGAGAAAAGCATATGATAAAACTTGGTGGTTCCATAAAACTAAAGAAAAGATAAGACATTTAAAGATAAATTCCATATTAAGATAATTGTTATTTAGGTAATTTCATATCACTTGTTACTTCAATCTTAAATCCAAGTCCTGTGCTTTCATCAGAACCATACTTAGTCTCAGAGTGATATCCATTATCAGAATGAAATGTTATTGGTTTAGCACCATGCATCTTTTGCTTATCCTTTTCCTCTTTTTCTTTAAGCATTTCCTCAAATGTTAGATTATCTGATTTATTTACACTATTATCTCTTATAGTATCTTGTCTATCAGAGTAACCGTACTTTCTTAGTAGTTCCTCTGCCTCTTGTCCAGTTACTTCCCTTTCACTTTCAACTCTTTGTCCTTCTATTTGTCTTGTAGTAGCTCTCATACCATATATATTAAAATAATATCTTTGTTAATTATATCTTAAAAATAGTGTGTTAAATTAATACATTTCATATATTTGTATAATAAATATCAAAAGAGACAAAACTTTTTTAATATATAGTATATAAACATAAATCGCGGGGTAGAGCAGTAGGTAGCTCGCTAGGCTCATAACCTAGAGGTCGTTGGTTCGAGTCCAACTCCCGCTACAAATAAATAAATAAATAAAATGAATACTTTTACTAACATAGAATATTATTATGAAGAATCTGAACGAAAACGCTCGGCTAGTCTTTTGATGTCTATAATGTAAATTAAATTATAGTATAAAAAAAACCCAGTCTAGTAATATAGACTGGGTTTTTTGTTTTAAAAATATGGGGGTAATATGGCACAGGTAGTCATGTCGGTCTGTAAAACCGATTCCGAAAGGTATTGTGGGTTCGAGTCCCACTACGCCCACTTAGTACATGCTCCGTTCGTCTAGTGGACTAGGACCCCAGGCTTTCAACTTGGTAACGGGAGTTCAATTCTCCCACGGAGTACTAATTTAAATATTGTTTAAAATAGGATTATAATAATATAATGCTTATATTTGCCTATTATTTAATTTTAAAAAGCTTTTAAATGGAAAAAAACACAATACAAGATTTTAAGTGTGTATATGTTTATAAGACTGGTAAAAAAATACATAAATGTGTATTTAAAGCCTACAATGTTGAGCAAGCTAAGACACATTTTTCGTTTTTTTATCCGAAAAGGATATTAAAAGAAATTGAATTACAAAAATAAATTATTATGGTTTTAAAAATAGAGATAGAAGGAATTGGCGAATTCGACATAAAACATGATTTGTTACATCGAGGTAATCGACCAAGACTGAAAACTTACCATAAAGGGATATTTAGAGAAGTATCTTTTAATAGTTTTGAAGACTATCTAAATCCTACCTATCAGAGAGGATTTGATTATGAAGGAACAGAAATACAGATTAAAATTTTAGAAAATACAGATTAATTTAAGAGGGAGAGTAAACTTTTAATATATAGTGTAATATAACAATTATGAGAACAATTAATAACATAGCAATAATAGCGATAGGCAAAGGGAAAACTCATTGGCTGGGAATTGTTATGTAATTAATTTAATTATAAATTATCATAAACCCAGTCAGAAATGACTGGGTTTTTTATTTTATTATAAATTGGTATGTAGCTTAGATGGTAAAAGCACATGGCTTATATCCATGAGATAGTGGGTTCGATACCCATCATACCAACAAAATAAGCAGGTAACGCATAAGTGATGGTGCACTAGCCTTCCAAGCTAGAATAGAATCGGTTTGATCCCGATTACCTGCTCGATATAAAATGCAAATGTAGCTCAATTGGCTAGAGTGTCTGATTTCCATTCAGAAAGTTGTAGGTTCGAATCCTATCATTTGCTCATTAATGGGGGGATTAGCTCAGTCTGGTCGTAAGCGATAGCTTTGCAAGCTGTGTCATACATCGGTTCAAATCCGATATCCTCCACAGCTTAATTAAAAAAAAACAATAATTATAGAAGATTTGAGTGCGAGATAGATAGAGAGAGGAGTAATTACTAAATTTGCATCAGATGAATTGGAGAAGTTGTCTAAAAATCATCAGGCTAGAAAATATCAAAGCTTCACTATAGATAGGTGAGTTGTTGATATTGTGGACATGTCACCGATTTCTAAGCTAACAAATTCAGTAGATGTGATAGTTTATGGTGGTGATTCATTAATGGAGATTTCTTAGAAACATATTAATAATATATATATAGAGAAAATGTACATATTATTATGATTATAAGATTTAGAAGTAGAGGAGAAAAAGTTAAGGATTTACAAAACTTGTTAGGACTAAAACCTGATGGTATATTTGGTCCTAACACTTTGAAAGCTTTGAAGAATTTTCAAAGAGATAATGGATTAAGCGTAGATGGTATAGTTGGTCCTAATACTTGGTCTGTTTTAGTAAAAAACGATAAGAATAGAATAAGACCAATTTACGATGTTGATCTAAACGAAGAAGATTCTGTATCTGATCCAGAGTGTATGTTCTGTGTAGAAGATATTGAGGAAACACAACCTTTGTCCCCTAGTACAAGGGAACTTATAAACCTAATAGAATCTAGTGATATTACTAGGAATATAAAAAGGCTTGTTTTCCATTGTACTGCAACATCTCAAAAAGCTACTGTATCTGCCATTGTGAATTATTGGAAGAATACACTTGGGTGGCGTTCACCAGGTTATCATATAATTGTTAGGCCAGATGGAACTTGGAATCAACTACTAGACTTTAACAGAGTCTCTAATGGTGTTCGTGGTATCAATTCTACTACTATAAATATATCATATATTGGTGGTGTTGACCGAAATGGTAGAGCATTGGATAATATAACTAAAAAGCAAAAGGATGTCTATGAAACCATTTATAGAGCTTTTAAACATAAATTACCTAGAATAACATTTCATGGACATAATGAATTTTCATCAAAAGCATGTCCATCTTTTAATGTTAAAAATTGGATAAAGTCTTTAAGAGTAATTTAATTAGTATATATTTGCATAGTAAGAATTCTAAAAGAAAGAAAAATTATAATATTATTTTACTATATATCATGATGTTGCATGTTTTTAGATGAATTAACAACACTAATCACTTAATAATACAAATCTATATGACCACAATTCAAACAAATAATATAATTAACTTTTATTTCAATATTAGCACTGAATGTGGTATTGATATATTACATCTATCACCAAGCTATCTTAGAGAAAAGTGGATACTCCATATAGGAACTGATATTGAAAATAATAATATAACCAAAAGTGTTAAGTTGGATACTTGGACTAAAATATGGGGTGTTACTGATAAAAATACAACATCAATATATTATATAATTCTAGAATTAAATTCAGTTCCACTAAGGGAAGCTAATATAACGTCTGTAGTTAATAAAATTATTCCTTATATTGATGAAAATAAGATAAACAAAGAAGAATATAATGGTTTACACCCATCAATAAATAGTTGTAAGGATCAATGGATGATGAAGAAAGAAAACAAAAGATACTTAAATATTCAAATGTTATTGAATGACTGATATTTATATATAAGAGAAAAACAATGAAATTAAGAAAGACTATAGCAACCACAATGAGAGGATATCTTAATGAGAATAATAGTGCTTTACTTAATTCTGATTATGAAATGATAATTATTTAAAAATAAATTATGGGACTATACGATACAGTAAAAGTACCTTGCCCTTCATGTGGTGAGAAGAAAGATTTTCAAAGTAAGAGTGGTGATGGTTTTTTAGAAGTAGTTGATTTAGAAAACTGCCCATATGATATACTAGTAGGTGTAAACAGACATTCACCCCATACTTGTAAGTGTGGAGAAATATTTAAAGTGGATTTAAATACTAGAAAAAGTGTAAAAACAGAAAAATAGACTATGATAATGTCCCAAATATCTATTAAATAAGGGACTTTAAAAATTAGGTAATTTTATACATTGTTGTGCAGAGTAGGTTATTAATTTAATTATGAGATGAGTAGTATTAATTATATAAAAAATACAACTTATTATCTGTTTGTAAGTATAAGTGTGTAAGTGCTACTTATGATAAACTTCTAATATCACAAACAATCAATTTTAATAAAAGCATATACTAGAAAATAGAAAATAAAAAATAATAAATTAAATATATGAATAACACATCAATTATAGATTCATTTACTGAGCTTAAGTCAGACAAAATGATTAATAAAATAGAGATAATGGAAATCCTAGACTCTGTTTTTAGATTTGAGTTTAGAAAAAAATATGATACAGATGAAAACTTTGATATAATTCTAAACCCAGATAACGGAGATTTAGAAATATGGCAAAACAAAATCGTTGTACAAGATGGCGAGGTTGAAAACCACAATACTGAAATAGAAATTTCAGAAGTTCTTAAGGTGGAGTCAGATTTTGAAATAGGGGAAGAATATCCACAAGAATTCAAAATATCAGAATTAGGAAGAAGATCTATATTAAGTTTAAGACAGAATCTAAAGGCTAGAATAAAAGACTACGAAAATAAATCAACAATAGAGAAGTTTGAAGATATGATTGGATATATTTTCAATGCCGAAGTCCATCACATAAAAAGAAATATGGTTATATTACTAGATGATGAGGGTATTGAAATTTGTTTACCAAAAGATAATCAGATACCTGGTGAGTTTTACAGAAAAGGTGATACAATATCATTTGTGGTAGAAGAAGCTGAAATTAGAAACAATAAGCCATACATTATTGCATCAAGAACATCAAGTAAGTTTCTAGAAAGAATAATGGAACAAGAAATACCTGAAATATTCGATGGTCTAATAAATATAAAGAACATAGTTAGAGTACCTGGTATTAAAGCTAAGGTAGCAGTGGAAACATATGATGATAGAATTGATCCTGTTGGAACTTGTGTTGGTAGTAGAGGAAGTCGAATAATGGCAGTTACTAGAGAGCTAAATGGTGAGAGTATAGATATCATAAGCTACACAAATAATATGGATTTATATATAACTAGGTCGTTAAAACCAGCCGTTGTTAAATTTATAAAGGTAGAAGATGGTAAAGCTGACGTTCATTTAAATGGTGAAGATATTGGTAAGGCTATTGGTAAGAAAGGTTCTAATATAAGATTAACTAGCTTACTTACTGGTCTAGAAATAAATCTTATAAATGATGAGCAAGCTACAGAGGAAGATATAGATCTTATGGAATTTTCTGATGAAGTTGATTTATGGGTAATAAATGAATTTAAAAAAGCTGGTATAGATACTGCTAAATCATTACTATCTTATGGTTTTAGTGAACTTGTAAATATGACAGATTTAGAGGATGTGACTATTGAGAAGATAATAAAAATAATCAAACAAGAATTTGTTGATAGTTAAAACAAAATAATGTCAAATAGAAACTATAAAATAGATAAGGAAATCGAGGTAACACTTAAAGTTAAAGTAAAGATTAATTCTTGCAATGACTATAATAGGTTGAACGAATTACAAATAGAAAATAATGTATCTGATTTTAAAAATGATATTAAAGAACATCTGCTAGATAAGCTAAGAAATAGCTATCAAGAAGAAGTTACAATAGGTATTGATTTTTGGGATTACGAAGTAGATTAATTAAATACCATAAAATACTTGTATAATATTTTTTATTTGTATATTTGTAAAAAAATAATATGAAAACTTTTAAGAAATCATTTATTATAATAGGACTTGGCGTACTTAACATACTACATGCTAGCCTTCATATATTTCAATTTGTTCAATCTTTTATGCTTGTAAAGGCATCTATAGAACTACAAGACACACCAACAAATCACAGTGGTTTATTTTCAGATTTACTACACAGTCCATATTTTACAATAGTTTGGGCATTAGTAGGCATCTTGACCTTATACATCGGTATCAAGGATTTTATTCATCATAAAAAATGTAAAAATGGGTAGTTTTAATATAATATGTTCAATATCTAATACAGTCATAAGTGACGGCGATAGAGCAAGTATTCAGATATTAGTCCCTGGTGGAAGTGAAAATTTCAATTCACATAAGAACATAATTGTATCAGAAAGTGGTACACAAGAGTTCTTCTCACCATTTGGGTTTCCAATAAATGGTCGATATGATAGCTATGGAAGATTAAGACATATAGAAAATGACATAAATGTAGAAATGTTAGAAAAATTCTTTAACATAAATATATATGAATTACTTAATCTAATACATTCTAGTAGTAGAACTTATGATGAAGAGGTTAAAAACACAGACATAATTGACAATTTGTTCATATCTTTTTTTAGAACAGAAGTCATTGACTACATAGACAATGGAAGCCTAGATATAAATATTGACAACCCCGAAGAATATACTAGAGGTGCTTACATAAAAAGTATTTTAGATGGTATTGATGATTATAACATAACAAACATATCAGAAAGAATATCATATATTGAAAGTATGACAGAAGCTGATATTACAGAAGAAATTTCGAAAGAGTTTTTTGATTTAATAAGAAAACAAACTACAAGAAAAAAGACATATATTCAATCATTATGGCAATATAATATGTTTGAATTGCTACCAATTGATTTAATATTTAAAGACTATATAATTAAACAATATAATCTTATTTCAACGATGACAAATGAATTGAAAGTATTATTGAGACCAAGCTTATATGGATCACAAGAAGGTGATGATTTATATAGATACAAATTTAATAAAGAAATAAATAATCTAATCATTAATGATTTAGAATCAGAATCAGAATGGTTAGATGGTGAAGAAAAATCCATTATAAAGACACATAATCGATCTGTCAAACTAGACAAATTGTATTCATAGATGAAATTTAATAAAGAAGATAGCCTTATTGGTATGCATTTTGTATACATGTCTGGATATGATAAGAATCCTAAATTTGATAAGATAATAAAACTCGTTGAGCCAGTAGGTTTAACTATACAAGAATTTATAAATAAAGCTTATTATCCTATAGATTCATATGTAATTTCACAAAATGGCATAAGGTACGAAATGAGAGAGATAAAGCTAACTCCAATTAGTGAAAACTCCAATTAGTGAAATTAGAAAAAACAGATTAAAAAAATTAGGAATTAAATAGATATATGTAATTAGTTATGGCAGAACTTAAAAAGAAAAGAAAACGTTATAGATTAAATACATTTTTCTACATTGAAGTATATGATATAGCAGCACTTAGGAGTAAAAAACTAAATAAAGTAATGGGATTAGATAATAACATAAGACCCACCTATTTTAATACACTAAGTAGAAATACTTCTATAAAGAATATATATCTTTCTAGCTTTTGGAAGAAGAAACAAAGTGCTATCAACCAAAAGGCTGCTATGAAAGAAAAGTGTGATAAAAAGAATCTAACTATGGAAATAATCGAAATTAATAGATTAGAGTTTATAAAATTAATACCGCTAAAAGTACCAGAGTGTTCAAAATGGGATATGGGATTATACATAATTAATATAGGCATTGTGCGTGATGAGAAAGCATATATGGAAACATTAAAGTGTAGGGAAATAGACAACATTAATGAATAATCAAAATAAGACACGAATTAGATATCTATATTATATAGAAATGTACACACTTGTACAATATAGAAGATTAAGGATTGCTCAAGTGTTGTCTCATCAAACAGAAACATTAGAGACCCTTTACTATAATGGACCTAGGGGATATATCGAACCCCAAAATAATATATACTTTGCCTTATTTTTTAGAAGTTCAGAAAGTGCAAGGAAGTGTATAAACCTAGTTAGTGAGAATAACTACAAAAATTTTCAATTTATTATTAACAAAATTAGTTCGACTGACTTTGTTAATATAATACCAACTACAAAACCATTTAGGATAAACACAAGTCTTACATCAAGATACTACTATAGAAATAACCTAGGGCTAAGAAATGTTGAACTAACTCACTTAAAAGAATTAAATTTAAAATAATTAATACACTATGGAAAGCATGGATACAAATATTAAAGACATTATAAGAGGTATTAAAATTGATATAGTTAATAATAGATATAAATGTATATCAGCATACAAAATACCAAAAGACGTTGAGCATTGGTTGAATTGTCCAATTTGTGATTTAAAGCCACTTATATGGGAATTTAATAATGGATCTTCTACTGGTTGTGGCTGTGGTGAAAACCAATACAGAAACTTTAGTATTGTGACAGAATCTATAATGTCACATATAGGTAGAAATAATGGATCTGCACTTAATTATGACCATCGTAAATTGAAAAATAACTGGAATCATTGGGTATGTACTAGAGAAGAACTAGAAACACACAAAGGATTATTAGAAGAGGGTAAGTGGTAGTTTATTCCACAATATCTTCTGCTGTTTCTGATAGTGCTATACAAGCCTTTGCAGTTTCTTCGTGTTTAAACTCTAAACACCTATCAGCACAATAAACAGAACTTTCAAATACCAAATCCGATATATTAGAGAGATGGTGTGATTTATTCTCAAGTGCATACACAAAAGCTTCACATATCTTAATAAACTCTCCTAGGTCTACTGAAAAGGCTTTAACTTTAGTCTTTTCCATTGACTTATTTAGTAACTCTATACAGCTATTAACATCATCTATTAGCTGAGAGTTATCATTTACCTCCTCTGTTTCTTCATTCTGTTCTAAAAACTTTTTAAGATGTATCATTATAATTTATTTATTTACTTATATATTAAATATTTACATAGTAAACAGATACAAATGTTAAAGTATCCTTTTTATATAAACTTTTCCATAGGTATGTATATATTAATAAAGAAACTATGGTAGAGTTATTACATTTTGATATAGAAACCACAAGTGAGTATGAAAACTTCGAATCATTTAAGGAAAACGATGAGAGGGGATCAGCTTTATTTGAAGCCAAATGCAAAAAAATGAATTGGATAGAAAAGTGTGGGAGTATAGAGCAAGCATACATTGAAAATGGTGGGATAATATCAACATATGGTAAGATAATATGTATATCATTTGGATTTACCGTTAACGGAGAAAAAAGAATAAAATCGTTATACTCTGATAATGAAAAGGATTTAGTCAATAAGTTCAATGAATCTCTAAAATACATAGAAAAAAAAGCTTTTCATTTATGTGGATTCAGGATAAAACATTTTGATATTCCTTGGATATTACACAAATTACATAAATATGGTATAGAGCCAGTTGATATGATATATGTATATGATAAGAAACCATGGGAGATGAGAGTAGCTGATATGTCTGATGATTGGAAAACTGGTTACTTATTATCACATACCTTTGATGAAATGTGTTATGAATTAGGTGTGGAATCCCCTAAGAATGAACTAGATGGTTCTAAAGTCCATAAAGCATACTGGTCTGGTAATTTAGATTCAGTTGTAAAATACTGCGAATCAGATGTTTCATCATCAATTGATGCTGGGATTAAACTATATAAACATTATAAACATTAGATATGGGAGAAAAAATCACAAAAGGAGATTTATTTTTATTTACATCACATTATGATAATGGTCGTTCAGTCCATTACTATGGTTCACTTGTAGAAATAATTGGTATTGCAAGTAATAGCATAATGATGGTAACTGGTGAAGGAGATTTAAACACTAAAGAGAAATTGCTTATAAGAATAATAAAGGATAATAACTTTAAAGACATTGATTCTAGTAAATTTTCTAAAACGCTTGTAAAAGATTTAAAAATTAAATTTAAATTTAATCTAGAAAATGATACCATTGAAGCAGATTCACATGATGTGCACAAGATAAATATAGACTATGGATTAGTTGAAATTGATAAAAAAATAGATAGGCTTTTAAAAGAGAAAACTCTTTACAATGACTTTCATATCAGGACAAGAAAGCTAAGGAAATTATTAGATGATTCTAATGACTAGTTATTCTCAAATGGACTTATCTTAGAATCTATCAAAGACATCAATTCATTGTGTGTTTGTGATAGATTCCTTGATACTAAACCATCTAAAATAAATCTAGTTTCTGTCACATACTTGCTGACAAATTTATCACTACCTTGTTCTAAATCTGAGCAATTGTGTAATCTATCAGCTAACTTTATAACAAGAGCATAACTAGTCATATTTAGCATTTTATTTAATAAATACTGTGATTTACCTACCTTCTCTATTTTGTTATTATCAGATGTAAGTTCTTCTACTATACTACTGACCATTTTTCCAAACTCTTCTTCTATATTACTAATAGTAACATCACAATCTTCAACAGTGTCGTGAAGTAATGCCGCAATACAAATTAGCTCCTTATTTTTACTCACCTTGACCTCCCTAACTATTTTGCTTACTGCAATTGGGTGCCATGCATATTCTTTGCCAGAAAATTTTCTAAACTGTCCATCGTGTGCCTCTATCATAAATAATAGAGCCTTTCTTAGCTTTGTTTCTTTTTTAGTTTTCATAGTTGTCATATATATTAAACAAATATAACCTTTTTATTTGATATATACAACAGGGGAGATATATACTTTTATATATATAATAAAATATAAAAAATCATGGGTACAAAGAATAAAATGTTTTCATTTAGAATACCACCAAAATTATTAGAAGAATATCACGAAATGTGTGATGAGAACTCAATAAACATATCAAAAAGGATTAGAAAGTTCATTGAGCGTGATTTAGAAGGATGGAGAAATAAGAAAAAGGAATAAATTTAATAAAATATTTCATAAATACTTTAATAATTCGAAATATATTCAGTATGTTTGTATCATATAATTTACTACAGATAATAGTATTGTGAACAAACAAAGAAGTTATTATGAAAAATATTAAAAAATGGTTTAGAAATTTATCAATTACTAACCTTGCTCACTACTACTGGCTAAAAATAAGAGAAGAATCAAAAGATAGACATGGTGAAAAATTATGTTATTGTGGACACACTAATAAATGTAGTTGTGATGACCCAGATAAACAAACTTTTAAAGATTCTGTAAAAAGAGGAACTATAATTATATTTGATAAAAAGAACGGTTGGAAAACTTCCAAAAAATAAATGTAATAAATATAAAACTATACACTATGGAATCTAATAAAAAAGAAACTAATGGGATATTGTCAGTAGTTCTAAATGTTTTCCTAGTAGCTACAGAAAATAGGCTAATGAACTACCCATTAGCTAAAGACTAATGTGTTTCGGGTTTCATAGAATGTGCTTTATCACTAAAGTCTGATTTATTCTCCACCTTTGTAATGGCAAGTCCCTTACCATATATTTATTTATTTAATTAAGACTAACACATCCAGTTAAGGTAGGCATCCATTAACATATATATTAATAAGTCTGCCTTCCCTATTGGTATTATAAATTTTATTTGTATATTTGCCTATGTCTAACATCACATCGGCTGAAGACCGATGTATTTTACGACATAATTAATAAAATGAACTATGTTAATTAGAAAAATGTATACCTTGTACATAAATACAACACTTAGAACTGCATACTTTGGCAATCTAAAGTTTGGATGTAGAATAGGTGGTGCAAAGTTTGGTAAAGTAATTGATTGTAATTTATCTGATTTGAAACACAACCTAAGAATACTAGCAGAAGAAAATTATTTAATTAATAAACGCACGTATTAAAATGAAAATAACAAAAGGAACATTCAAATATACTGATATTAACGATATAGATATTGACTTAGTCACAGACAAGTGGAATCATTTATGGATGCTTGCTGAGTGGAAAGTAGACAATTCTTGGAAAATAGTCAAATATATTAGAAAAGACTCTCAAAATACCGAGATAAAGCTAACGATATCATGTGAACAAGCAACTGAACTTATTAAAAACCTTGGCTTAATTAATATTAATACTGGGTTTCAAAGTGGTTACTCTTGGAGGACTAAAAAGGATATGGTGTATTTAGAGAACTGGAGATTGGCAAGACATAAGAAATTACAGACCAAATTAATAACAAACAACTTTTAAATTATGAAAGATACATTTAGATACTTCATCAGAAAGAACTTCTCTGAGATTGGCGAAATAAGCAATGAGGATATTGATGAAATCGGAATTGAATTTCACAAGTACTTGGATAGCAAATTAAATGATGACCAAAAGGCTAAAATACTACCAAAAAGTGCGATTGATGTAATAATGAATAGCGACCACCCACTTAAAACAAACGGATTTGAACCAGCATATATGCTACACTTCACACAATGGACAAAAGAACAAAGCGAATCACAAGCCTAGTTAAATGTTTTTATAAATTTTTTGGCTATTAGCTTCTATATTTACACAATAATAATAATAAAACAATGAATAAAGACAATAATTCTATTATAGATACTAATGTACCTCTTTTTAAGTATATCGAGATTAAGGATTATGACAATGATAGTGTTGTTAAGCGACTAGATGTAAGCGATAAATCCGATAGGCGTATAGATACTATCGAAAGTGGGATTGATATAAACTTAAACCATGACCAATACTATACGTTTAGTCATGATAGTGAAGTTGAATTAGAACTCATATGAAAATAAATTTAAATCTTTTTAAAAAACACTTGTGAGAAACAAATATTAGTTATATATTTGCACAGAACCTAAAATAATTTAAACTTTTAGTAAAAAAAGAATATAAATAACCAAAGGAAGAAATAAAATTTAATATATAATAGCGATGAAAAATTTAAACCTAAATACAAATAGAAACTTAACGCTCAATGTGGTGAATATTATGTTATGTAATAGACCATCTAGGGGTTCTAGTGTATTTAATAAATTTCATCTTATGACATAGTGAAATAAAAAATACAAATAACTAAAACCCCTAGAAATGAAAATTCTAGGGGTTTTTTTGTTTTATGCTAGTGTGGTGGAATGGTAGACACGAGGGATTCAAAATCCTTTAATCAGAAATGATTATATGAGTTCAAATCTCATCATTAGTACAGATATTACAATCCTCTCTAGCTCAACTGGCAGATGCATCTGACTGTTAATCAGAAGGTTACGAGTTCAAATCTCGTGGGAGGAGCAAATAATCGGCACATACCAGCCCAAGCTGATACCTTGGAGAACTGTAGTTGGTAAGTTGAAAACGTAGGTTCGAGTCCTACTGTGCCGACTTTTAGATAAATGACATGTATGTTTAGGGGTGAGTTCTAATATTTATATATACTATAAAAAATAAATAGTATGAAAGAAAGAATATTAGAACTAAGAAAAATGGGACATAGCTATAAAACAATATGTGAAGAATTAAACTGTTCTAAATCAACAGTATCTTATCATTGCTCTAAAATAAAATCTAATAATAAAATAAAATTGAAAAATGTAATTGAAAAAAATAAGAAACAGTTTAAAGATAAATCATTTTTAATAGAAAACTATGATATTGGTGAGGTAATAAAATTAAGGAAAAATAAATTAAGTTATTCTGATATAAAAGAAAAAACAAATATTTCAATAAAGTCCATATCTAAAATATGTAGAATGCACGATTTGGTAAATTGTGGTAAATATGGTAAATTATCAGAAACAGAGATAGATGAAATAAGAACACAATATGATAAGTTGGGTAGTATTAAGAAAGTTAGTAAAGAAATGGGACATTCTTTTCGTACTATACGAAAATATGTAACACTTAAAAAAAGAAAAAAAATGACAAAAGATGAAATAAAGAAAGAAAAAGCAATATATGTAGTATCTTGGAGAAAAAGAAAGAAAGTCGAACTACTAGAATATAAAGGTGGTAAATGTGAAAAATGTGGATATTCTAAATGTATAAGTGCTTTAGAATTTCATCATTTAGATCCTAATGAAAAAGATTTTAGTATCGGCGGAAAGTCTTGGTCACTTGAAAGGTTAAAAAAAGAAGTTGATAAATGTATTTTATTATGTTCTAATTGTCATAGAGAAATACATAGTAAAATATAAATAAATACCAGTGTGGTGAAATTGGATGAAACACGCTAGTCTTAGGAACTAGTACCCAAGAGGTAAACATTGTCGGTTCGAGTCCGACCACTGGTACAAAATAAATGCCTTAGTAGTCCCGATTGTCTTCTAAACAATTAAGGGTAATTGGAAGCTGAAAATATAGGTTCGAGTCCTATCTAGGGTACAAATAAAAAGTTCTGTAATTCAGGGGTTCAGAATGCTTCCCTTACAAGGAAGAAGTCGTTGGTTCGAATCCAACCAGAACTACAAAATGTACCTATGACCGAGTGATTTAGGTAGGTGGCTGCAACCCATCGTACGGGGGTTTGAATCCCTCTAGGTACTCTAATATGCTGACATAGCTCAATTGGTAGAGCATTTTGATTTGTAATCAAAAAGTTGTGGGTTTGAATCCCTCTGTCAGCTCTAAAAAAATGCACCAGTGGCGAAGTGGATGAAACGCATCAGACTTAAAATCTGATACCCTTTGAGGTGAACAACGTGGGTTCAAATCCCACCTGGTGTACTAAATCGCTATGAACAGATGTGGTAATTGTGCTTGGCTCATATCCAAGTTAGAGAAATCTTATTGTTGGTTCAAGTCCAACTAGCGGTACAAAAAAAGAGGGGATATAATTAATTATATCCCCTCTTTTTTATATTATTTGTTTTATTTATTTTTAAGACTTTCTATATCATCCCTTATCTCATCTATATCATCTAAAGATATATCATCTAAATCTTTACCAGCATCACCAGTATTATCTGTTACTACAGGAATAACATCTTCTATCCCTTTATCTATTTCTTTAGCGATGTAATCATCACCAGCGATACTTTCTCTTTCTATTTGCAAACAGAATTGTGCCAACACTGCTAAATCATCATCTCTTTGTGCCAAATCGAATACTTTACTATTAAGTTCATATTTTGACATACCTCTAAATTTCTTTCTAGTATAGTAGTCATAGAAATCTTGCTCCTCCCTAGACATAACATTAGATGGTTTTCTATCAACACCAAATATCTCTGTCTTTTTAGCTTTTGCAGTTACTGCTTCGCTCACTTTTTTATTGTTAAAGTCTTTATATTTTTTTATCATACTCTTATATATTAATTTTTATTTACCATTTATTTCTTCAAACTCTTTTTCTAAATAAAGATAAATGTATTTTTTATACCTTTTCTTAATATCATCACTCACCGCCCTTGATATTCCCATCCATAGACCAATACTTTTTAATTTAGAAAATGCATCTTTTATATCATTTGGATTTCTTTCCATTATTAGGTCTGTTATAGATTGTGAAAAAGCCATTACCTCATCTTTATTCGAAAAATAAGCCTTTTGATCTGAAATGTTTCCTAAAAATTCAAAATTTAAATCAGCTGGTCGTCTCAAACCTTGTTTTAAATGTATATTTTCATGCTTTAATACGTGGATAGCAAAACTGATATCATTACTCTCAAGATATCTTACATTATTAGCAAGAACCAATCTAGGCTTTTTAGTAACTGGGTTTAATAAACCAAATACTTTCATACCATTTGGTGGTGCATCTTCCCTCATTTTATCAGTTGGTAATTCATCATAGAATGTTCTGTAATAAACAACCTCTATATCATTTTTTGTACCAATTCTTTGTAATTCATCAACACCAATACTCCACTCAGCCTCGACCTCTTTTATAAACTTTTCTAAATTATCAGACTTCCAATCTATTATTGCCTCATTAAACTTTTTTAAATGTTTCATTATTATTCTTTTTTTTTTTAGAAATTTTCGTTTAATGGAAAATTCTTTAGATAAATTTTATCATTGGCATTATCACCAAATATTAAATATTTAGAGTCATCACCCAATATATATTGATTCAATACTTTATTATGAGCTTCCTCTGGGATAACATCACTAAAAAGTCTTATGTTAGTAACCTTCATATCAGATGCTAATATCTTAGGATTTTTATCAATATTATACTGAATAGGTTCTATGTCTTGTTTATTATAATACTCTTTTCTCAAAATTGTACTATTAAGCATTTTTGCATCATCTTCTATATCTACATTTCTCTTATATATATAATTTTCAATATACCTTTGACGTTGGTTTAAATTTAGCACATAACAATACCAAGTATCTTCCTCTAATGCATCACTTTCCCCATCATTTAACTCAAATATATATTCTTCTTCATTCATAGTAACTGTAATGCTATCATTCTTTAGACTAGACTTCCATCCTTTATTAATCCCATTGTCATAAACGTCCATAAATTTATAAACTTCATCTTTTATGTAGTTATTTATACTAAACCAAACTTGTAATGATATGTTGTCAGATACATCAAGTATAGAATTAAAGTTCTTGTATTGAACTGCCAAACCATTATATTCTACTGTTGATAAATCATAACAATATTTAGATATTATGGTTGTTGAGTTTTCAATAAGTTCTTTATCAACTTCAGAAAAATACTCAAGTCTAATAGGATCTCTAGATAAAGGTTGTTGTTCCTTCTTATTAGCAATTGACTTCTTATCTTGTTCTATCTCCTTTCCAAATAGTTCATCAATAGTAGTATTCTTTGTTAACTCACTAATGCTATTAGAAATTTCTGGAATATCTGTCTGAACATTTGATTTTTGAGAATATTTTTTGAGAATAAGTTTATAATAAACAGCCGCATTATTAAAATTTCTAAACTGTTGAGCATGGTCAACTTGATACATTCTATTAACTTGACAAAAATGTATAAAATCTTCTTTAGAAGGTCTTCTCTGGACACCAAACATTTCCTTAAATTGTTTCTTTGTTATATGTGCTTCCATTGAATCAAATAATCCTAAATCGAATATGTTCATCTTAATCTGTGAGTCTGGAAAATTATTACCATCAATAGATATTTTTAAATCTCCCTCACACACAACATTATATAATTGATATTCATTAAGTGTGTGGTCTTGACCATTGGCATCTGGATCAGTTGCATAATAAGTTACTTTATGTCCTAGTACTTGTTCAGAGTCTGTACTTAATTTTTCATATAGTTGAGTAGCTTGTGTTTGTTCATAAGGATTATATAACTGAGCCTTGTCTGTATCTGTCATTGGTTTAAATGCATCATTCTCACCTTCACAGTTGTTACCTGTTGTGTTTAAATTATCATTCATTATATACTTACCTTCACTGTTTATATAGCCTATCTGGTTGGATTTACAACATTCTCTTATCCCAAATAGATTACTCTTTTTATAATCTTCCTTAACATTTTGAAAATCTCCTACTAAATTTATGTCTTGAAACCTAGACACTGATCCCGATTTGTTATCAATAAGATATTCTATTTCAAAGAAACGTATAGGGTTTATCCTTTTGGTTGTTATATTTTCTTTAGTCAATGGTTCCCATTCAGTCCAAGTTCTAGAGTTATCTTGTGAGAATCTATACTTTATACTTATGTCATCTAAACTAGTTATATTAATGATTTGTATATCTTCTAATTTAAAAACTTTATATATGAAAGGTGCTTTTACTATCTTAGAATCACCTGGCTCTATATAAAATGCTTGTTCACCATTGAATTGTATTTCTTGTCTATCTATAATACCTTCTAATTTATATTCTAGTATTCTTATACTACCTATTTCAGAAGTTCCCTTTCTCACCCATTTAATTTCAAGGTACATACTATCTAGTGTATCAACAACTGGGAAGTTGGTTATATTAATATTTAAGTCTAACCACTCAGACCATGTGTTACCATCTCTGGAAACTCTATAATATTGTAAGAGAAATCTATCTTGTTTAAGACCTAAACTATCGTATGTAAATCTTTTGAACTTTTCCACATTATCTAACTTATCAAAAGATAATATGTATTCATCATTGATAGAATTTAGATAAGGAGTTTCATCTTCAACACCAGTTGCCATCACGTCATATTCATCTGATATAGTTATTATTCCTTTCTCAAAATCTGAGTTTATATTTACCATAACTCTATATATTAAAAAAGATTATTTTAATTTAAAAAAAACCTTGTATAAACCATTTATTTATATTATATTTGCATAGAAATAATATAATTCTAAACTTTTATAAAAAAAAAGTCTATAAATAACCATAGAGAGAAATAAAAGTTAATATATAAAACATAATGAAAAATTTAAACTTAAACATAGTAGTTAACCCTCAACCCCAAGTTGATATCGATCAGGATTCTGATACGAAAGGTGCTAACTATGTTTTAAATTTAAGTTGATATTTAAATAATAAAAACAAAAACTCGGTTAGTCTTTTAGATTAACCGAGTTTTTTTGTTTATATAGCTCTGAGGTCAAATGGTTAAGATGTACGTCTGTCTCACGTAACGGAGTGGGTTCGATTCCCATCAGAGCTGCTAATATTAAATTGCCCCATAGTGTAATTGGCTAACACATCTGGTTTTGGTCCAGAAGATTGCAGGTTCGAACCCTGCTGGGGTAACAAGTTAATCGAGAAGTGACTAAGGTTATAAGCACGGGTGCATTGGAGGCATCAGTTAGCAGGTTCGATTCCTGTCTTCTCGACAAATTTTTAATAGTCCATTAGTGTAAAGGTTATCATTTCCGACTGTCTCTCGGAAGATAGGGGTTCGAATCCCCTATGGACTGCAAAAATGCTCTATAGTGTAATTGGTTAACACGTCTGGCTTTGGTCCAGGAGATTGTAGGTTCGAACCCTACTGGGGTAACAAGTATAGCGAGGGTGTAGTGTAATCTGGTAACACACGATGTTTGGGACATCGAATTGCTGTTCGAATCGGACATCTTCGACAAAAATTATAGTTAAAACTAAATGTTGTTAATAAGCAACATTTTAGCACTTTTTGTTGTTAATAAGCAACAAAAAAAATTAACACAAAAAACAACATATAATTCAAACTAAACTGTTATATTTGAATATATAGTATATGGATCGTATATATAAAATTAAGTTTGATGTTACTGATGAAGAGTTAGATGACCTATTTATGTATTTCTCTGATGAAGACCTAGATGATGTTGAAGAGTTAGAGGCTGAGGCATATTTCTATTTTCACGAAGAAGGTAACTATGTATGTTATTTAATAACTACTGAGGTAGAGATGAGAACTTACGTGGGTGTTATGGATAAAAACAAAATAAATATATATGTTAAAGATTTTTCCGATAGAATATTAAATTCAACTGTTAATCTAGAAGATAACTTAAGACATAACATCAATAAGGAAAATTGTGAAGACTTTGAAGACTTCATTATTTGCCTAAATGAATGGGTTCTTGGAAAATTAGATATAGACTTTGTATTAGATAGGATATCTAGCGTAGGAATTGATAATCTAACAGAAAATGAAAAATACTTTTTAAACTCATATAAAATATGAATATATTCTTAGATGATATAAGAGAACCAAATATGTCACATAATAAAACTAAAGGATTAGGTAATGAATATTCTGATTCTAATAAATGGATTATAATAAGAGATTATTTTTCTTTCATTAAATTCTTAGATGATAATATAGAAAATATAACACTTATATCATTTGATCACGACATAGCTTCATATAAAGATAGTAAAGAATACACTGGTAAAGATGCTGCCAATTATTTAATAGAGATATGTTTAGATAATAGTTTAAAAATGCCTAAATGGTATGTACATTCTGACAACACAGTTGGTGCTCATAATATAAATAGCATACTACATAACTATGTTAGGGTTGTTGAGCAGTTTAAAGGCCCAAATCACCACCTCTAGTGTTATATCCACCACATGTGCTATCAAGTAGATAGTATCCCTCATATTCTACATTATTGTTATATAAAATTTTTCTTTCCTTATCGTAATTTCTGAAAGTATCCATAAATGGATAAGCATTATAATCACCTTCTAACTTTATGTTCATATTAACTCTATATGTCTTATCACCATAGTTCATTAAATCCATGTTTTTAATACTATTGTGAGTTCTGTAACCCCAACCATTATCCTTAGCATATTTAACTAACTTATCACCATCTGAATCAGTGAAATAATATCTTCTATCCATATAATATTCTAGATCCCCAAGTTCATCACTTATAGTATTAATACCATTTAGTTTAAATACTAAAGCTCTAGCTAATAACTTACCATCTTTAACTAATATTGCTAGGCTACAAACATCTTTATTATTTACAAACATTTTAAACAAATTAGAATCAACGCCTACCATACAAGACTTCCCTAGTGTACCAGTTCGTTTTTGTATAAAGTGTTTGTCCGCGTCATACCACTCTGGTATTTCATCACCAGATACTATTTCAATGTGTGCTTCTGAATAATTTGAGTTTGATTTATATTTATTTACAAAATTTTCAACTTCTTCTTTACTAAATCGACTCGGGAATGCTCTATTAATAAATTTGCCTATTTTAAACTCACTTCTATTCCCTTTGTATATGCCACCAACATCATTATTGTGTATCTCATCTGCCAATTCTTCACTAAACTCATCAAATTTAGTTATGGGTACTCTGACATTATTATTAACTTTTCTAATAGCACTATTCATTGTTGTAAAACTAACATATCCTTCTTTTTTACCGTTATCAATAAAAGTTATATCTGGGTTTATATCCTCGCCTTCTAATGAAAGTAATGCATCTGATATATCACCACCAATTATTGATATAGTATTTCTAAAATTTGGTGAGTAATACACAACAGATTCTGTTATTAACTTTTCCATAATAGAATGGTTTTTAAAACTTAAATAATTTTTAATCATATAAGGTATATATTAAATATAATTACTACATTTGCAAAATGAAGCCAGCCTTAAACATATCCGAATTAAAGACACCATTTATCATAATGTTGATTGGATTACCACTATCTGGCAAAACCACTTGGATTAAAGAGAATATACTAAATATGAAAGGTTATGAAAATATTGATATTATATCTAGAGATGATATAATTATGGAGTTATCAAGTAGTGATGATTATAATAAGTCTTATTCAGAAGTTGATGAGAAAGAAGTAAATACACTATTAAGAGAAAGGCTCATAGAATCTAACAAAAATAGAAGATGTGCTATTGTTGATATGACTAATATGTCTAAAAAAAGAAAAAACACTCTTAACTATTTTAAAAAAGATTATACTAGAGTAGCTATTTTATTCCCTTTGTTAGATGATGAAAAGTATACTATTAGAAATGATAAAAGAAAACGAGAAGAAAAAAAGCATATCTCCTTAACAGTATTAAAGGATATGTTAGAAAAATACGCAATTATTAATGAGGAAGATAAATTTGATATAGTAGTTACCGTTGAAAAATAAATAAAAATATAAATGAAGTATTTAGGGAGTAAGAATAGAATATCTAAGTACATATTGCCAATTATACTAGAAGGTAGAACTAATGGACAATATTATGTCGAGCCTTTTGTGGGTGGTGGGAACACAATTGATAAAGTTGGTGGCAATAGAATTGGTTCTGATAGTAATAAATATATGATAGCACTACACAAAGCTTTACAAAAAGGCTGGATACCACCAAAGAATGTGTCTAAGGAAGAATATCTACATTTGAAGGATAACAGAGATGATTATCCACTTGAAATGGTTGGTTACTTTGCTACACAACTAGTATTCGGTAGTGTGTGGTTCGGCTCTTATAGAAGAGATAACAAAGGAAATAGAGACTATGATATTGAAGCATATAATAATGTTATGAAACAACAACCAAATCTAACAGATGTTGAATTTGTTTGTTGTAGCTATGAGTGTCTAGATATACCACCAAACAGTCTTATTTATTGCGATCCACCTTATAGAGGTGCTAGACCTTATATTGGTGATAATAAAATTAATCATAATATGTTTTGGGACTGGTGTAGAAAGGCATCAAATGAAGGTCATCAAGTATTTATAAGTGAATATAATGCTCCTGATGATTTTGAATGTGTGTGGGAAAAAGAAATATCATCAAGTGGGAATGGGATAACAGATAAAAAGTTAAGAGCCACAGAAAAACTATTCACAATAAAATAAAAAATATATACAAATCAATTATTTATTCGTATATTTGTTTAAACAAAACCATAAACTAAAACTATAACCATGGCAGACACATTTAAAAATCATAGATTTGAAAGAAATTTATTAGAGAAAAAAATGGTAGATGAGTTCTCAGAGGAAGTAAACTTAGCAGAAATAGAATCAAGAGTTTTTGGTGATTTTAATTCTAAGTATGAAATACTAACAAAAAGAGAATTAAAAATTGTAAATTCTACTGTACAATGGTTAGGTACAGAAGTTGGACAAGACTATCTTAAAAGATGTGGATTTGAAAAAGTATAGAATATGAGAGAGTTCCAGAGTGGTCAAATGGGCTTATATAAAGTAATATGAGTGTCTTAACAGACTTCGGGGTTCGAATCCTATCCTCTCTCGCTAATTGGGTGCTAGTATAATAGGCAAAGCTTAATTGTGATAAGCCCTTCCCATCTCGAAGGATAAAATCATAGCCCTTTGTAAAAAAGTTTATCTTTTAAAGATAAACTTTTTTAATTTAATTAAAAAATTATGAAAAAGGAAGAAAATCTAGAATTAAGAATGTATGGACTAGTCCCTTATAATATATCGGACATACAAAAGGGAATACAGTTTGGACACTCCGTAGTTAGATATGGAAGAAATGTTACTAAACTCAATTCCTTTAATAAATATCATAAACAGTATATAGATTGGGCAGATAATCACGAAACTTTTGTTATATTAAATGGTGGTACTACTAACATCAGAAAAGGTATTGATGGTAATTGTCTAGGTAGTCTCAATAATTATCACAAGATGTTAACTGATAGAGGTATCCTAACAAGTGATTTTTACGAACCAGATCTCGGAGATCAATTAACTGCCTTTTGTCTAATAATAGACGAGAGAGTTTTTAATAGGAAAAAATATCCTGAATATGACGCTGACATTCTTGGTGGTCAATCTTATGAAGAATGGGTTGATACAATAGGTGGTGAGGAAAATGTATTTATAAGAAATTTACTATATCCACTTAGACTAGCATGATAACTGAAATTAATATAGAGGGGATAGGAATAATAGAAGTTACTGAAATAATAGAAGTTACTGATTTTAACACTCTATCAAATTCATATACAACATACACTGATGTAATACCTTCTATAGATTGGTCAATTATTACAAATTTGGATTTGGATCTATTGAATAAACTAAAAAATATGTACAAATTTAATGTTAATAGCAATGTGTTTAATTTTTATAACACATTTGTTAAAAATGTTACGTATGGATATAATCCCAATTCTAAATCAATGCATATTACTTTTTGCAGTGATCACTTTGTAAGATTAAGCAAACAAGAAATAAGAAGCTACAAATTAAAAAAAATACTTCATTAAAACACAATGAATCAGTTGGTTATAAAAACTAAAAAAATTATTGAGCAAATTATAACAATTTAATTAAAACTATTTTGTATATTTGTCCATATTTAAGAAACAAAATACTTATCAATCACTATAAACATTATGAATAAAAATCAAATTATGCAAAAAGACAAAGAAGGGAAAGATTACTTAAGAAAAACTATCGATGTGAAAAACTCTATTGCAGATGATGGACCACCAGATGAAGATTTTAAAGTCCCTGACAAGAAGAATGGTAAATCTAAGACTCCTGTCCTTGATACATATAGTAGAGATCTTACTAATATGGCAGAAGATGGTAAGCTAGATCTTATTGTTGGTAGAGATAAAGAAATAGAACGTGTTTCTCAAATTTTATCTAGGAGAAAAAAGAACAATCCTATTCTCATTGGTGAAGCTGGTGTTGGTAAATCTTCTATTGCAGAAGGTCTAGCACTTAGAATTGTACAGAGAAAGGTAAGTAGAGTTCTTTTTGATAAAAGAATTGTTATGTTAGACTTAGCATCTATGGTAGCTGGTACTAAATATAGGGGTCAATTTGAAGAAAGAGTTAAGGCTCTTATGAGTGAAATAGAAGATGAGCCAAATGTTATTCTTTTTATCGATGAAATTCATACTATGGTTGGTGCTGGTGGAGCATCTGGTAGCCTAGATGCCTCCAATATGTTCAAACCAGCATTAGCACGTGGTGAAATTCAGATAATTGGTGCAACAACATTAGACGAATACAGAAAGCATGTTGAGAAAGATGCTGCTTTGGAAAGAAGATTTCAAAAAGTAATCGTAGAACCTGCCACACCAGAGGAAACTTTACAAATCATAGGAAACATCAAAGATAAATATGAGAAGCATCATAATGTGGTTTACTCACAAGAGGCAATTGAATCTTGTGTTGATCTTACAGTCAGATATATGAGTGATAGATTCTTACCAGACAAAGCAATTGATGCATTAGATGAGGCAGGATCAAGAGTTCATATCTCAAATATAGTTGTTCCTAAAAGGATAACTGAAATCGAGAAAAAGATTGAGGATATTAAAGAAGAAAAGAAAAAAGTAATTAGGTCTCAAAAATATGAACAAGCTGCTAGACTTAGAGATGTTGAGAAAGAACTTGATGCCGAATTAGAATTGGCTAGAGATAAGTGGGAAGAAGATACTAAAAATAACCCACAAGTTGTGTCACAAGAAGATGTTGCACAAGTAGTATCTATGATAACTGGAGTTCCTGTTAGTAAGGTTGGGCAAAAAGAAAATTCTAAATTAGCCAAAATGTTTGATGTTATTTCAAATAACGTTGTTGGTCAAGACAAAGCAGTTAAAAAAGTAGTACAAGCTATACAGAGAGGTAGAGTTGGTATGAAAGATCCTAACAAGCCAATTTTCTCAGGAATACTAATTGGTAATAGTGGAGTTGGTAAAACTGAATTGGCTAAACAAATTGCTAAGTATATGTTTGACTCAGAGGATTCTATTATTCGTTTAGATATGTCTGAATACATGGAGAAAGTCTCCCTTACTAGAATCCAAGGTTCTGCACCTGGGTATGTTGGATATGAAGATAGTAATGTATTGGATAAGGTAAGGAGAAAGCCTTACTCTGTTATTCTTTTTGATGAAATTGAGAAAGCCCACCCTGATGTTGTCAATCTATTTTTACAAATGTTAGATGATGGAGTTGTAACAGATTCACATGGAAGAAAAGTATCTTTTAAGAATTGTGTTATTCTGATGACATCAAACGTTGGTACTAGAAAGGTTAAGAGTTTTGGAACTGGACTAGGCTTCTCAACAAAAACATCAGTTGAGAAAGAACACAATAAAGTTAAAGCTATTTTACAAAAGGAATTAAGTGTGGCTTTTCCACCAGAGTTTATCAATAGATTAGATGATATTATCTACTTCAAAGATTTGGACAGAGATGACATTATGAAGATTGTTGAACTTGAAATTACTAAGACACTTAAAAGAGGTTCTGATATTGGATATAATCTAATTGTAACAGATGAATTGAAGGAACACCTTCTAGATGTTGGTTATAACTTAGATAGTGGTGCTAGACCTCTTAAAAGAGCTTTACAGACTTGGATTGATGATTATGTAACAGAGTTTATCATCCAAGAAAGTCCTAAAGAGGGTTCTACACTAACAATTAGCTATGATAAAGATTTGGATGAGTCAGTAGTTAGTCTTGGTAAGAAAAGAAAGAAGAGAGTTTCTAAGCCCAAGGACGAAGAAATTTAGGCTTCGAAAGAATGACCCCCTATATTCTGTAGAATAGGCACATATTCAAGCGAGTTAGATTTCTGACTCGCTTTTCTTATGTTATCATTGCTTATAGAATGTACCATTTCATTTGGATACTTAGTAAAGTACTCAATCATAGAATCTACATTTTCGTCCTCAGACAAACTCTTGTTCCATAAATCTGGTAGGTTGTACTTATTCATACTCACATACTCCTTTACTTTTAAATCTAATACAGGATTGAACTCTTTCCATTCTTTTAAATATTCCATATAGTTATATTTTTTGTATTATAGTAGTAATATTCTTTGTCTCTAATACCTTACTCTTATCTAATAAAAATTCTATGTCATAGAAGTTGAAACTAAACGTTAGTGTAAATTCTTTACCAGTAACTCTTTGTTGGGAGTAATTGAAATTGACATCTGATAAACTCCTAAGAATTATCTCACCAAATTTAATTATGTATATAGCATCTCTGTGTATGTCCAATGATGTTATAGTAAATGGATCCAGAAAAGAATTCTCAACATCTATATAATGCTTGTTTATAATATCAAATAATAGCCAATAATTAAGATAAGCATCAACTGATCTAAAAGTTATTTGAAGTTCTCTAGTAGATACTATATCTTGTGGATTCTTAGAAGGTTTGAAATTTCTTTTCTTACCCCTCATTCTTATCTGCTCTGGCATATCAAAAGATATACCTGGAAAATTCACTGACAAGATTGTAGAATTTATATAGTCTATGACGTTTTCATACTGAACCCAGTTTTTTTCCAATATAGGTTGATAACTCTCTATCAATTCATTTGGAAGAAATGATTGTGGTAGGTTAAAGATGAACTGTGATGATTGCGAACTAAGTCTCATTCAATTATATGTATTTATAGTATATATTAACTTATGAAAATCTCTTATTCATTGAATATATCATCACCAGAATCCCTAAATCTAACATCATTTGGTCTGCTATTAGTATTGGGTGTATTAGCAGAACTAGACTTTTTAATTGGTCTGTTGTCATCACTAATAACTCTTCTAGTTACTATTGCAGTTTCCTTCTCTGGTTCAGTTACAACATCTTGTTCTACCCCACCATTTTCTATGTCATCATTTAATTCTCCAACATTGTTCATATCATCATATATTTTAAACAACCCAGTATAGACAACTGAAGTAGTTGATGAATTAGTACCAGTTATATAAAAAACGTTTATACCACTAGTAAATATTTGTTTTATTTGACTGAATTTACCTTGTGTTATTTTAAATACAACTATACCATTTGCTAGGTCTACTTCACCAGATTCTATAAAAGGAGAGAATGATATTGATGTTTTGTCGTTCTTTATGGTAAATAGAATTTCAGAATAACCTGTTAAATCTAGGTATTTTGGTTTTTCATTAGTACCAGAAGCTATTGTGAATGATATTACATTATCAAACGGATATAAAAGTATTTGTATTTTACCAAATCCATAGAACCTACTTTCGTCCAATACTGAACTTTCTGATTTAGCCATTATATTAAACCTATCTACCAAAACAGGGAATGGTACTTTAACTTGTTCTACAATAACGCCACCATTGCCACCATTATTACTATTGTTATTATTTGAATTTAATTCATCTAGTGTTATTCTAGGTCTAATAGGTGATTTAGGAGTGTTGTTTATTGGTATAACACCAAAAGAGTTAGCAACTCCAACTAAATCTGGATTTATTGAAGATTTTATATTATACACCTTTGGCTTGGATGCATTAGCTATATTTATTTTAGTCATTCTAAGAGAATACTTAGATACCTCATCTTGTAACATACCATATGATGCCCTTCTTATTATATAAGACTGGTCAACAGAGTCTATAAGTCTAAGTTCTACATCTATAATAGCAGTCGTGGTTGAGTACTTTATAATAGGTCTATATTCAACAGTCTCATTGAAGTTATTAGTAAGTGTTATAGTAGTTGTTTTACCCCTTATATTTTGCTCATATATCGTTATATTGTATTGTACATAGTATCTGTTACCCAATGGTATTGCATCATCTATAAACCTTTTAAATTCGGCTATATTACCATTGTATGTTCCATAAATCTCAAAAAAGTCACCATTAGGGGAGTTTTCTATTTTAAGACCTAGTTTTTCAAATTCTGGTGTCTGTGGAATTGTTGTAGTAATTGCACTTTCTAATAAATATGTCTTTATTTGATTTATTCTCTGAGTTTTATTTATAAAATGAAAATCTATAAATACAGGGGAATTTATATTTAAACCAAGACCATTAGTAAGAACAGAGTTAAGACTATTTTCAGTTGGTTCTTGATTTGTTAATTGTGTAGAAACCTCACTTAAAGCTGGTATATCTAATACAATATTCTTACCCCAAAGTTTCTCTTGGAATAGAAGTGGTGGTGATGAAAAATTAAGTAAATACTGTTGTTCAACATCTGTCATATCAAAATAGAAATTTGATAAATCATGTTGTGTTTGATTTAACCTATCAAATGCATATATTCTAACATAAAATCCTAAGTATTGTCCAAATGTCCAATTTATAGGTAAATGTATTTTAACTGTATCATGTCTTAGTGGTGAGGATGCAGTATAGTTTTTTTCTTGTAAAAATGTATAATTACTTTCATCTACCTTACCCCATTTAGATTCTATTGGATCTAGTCTAAATAATTGATTTGTTTTTGTATTGCTAGTGGATGATGTACTTGTTGAAAAATATCCAGTTGTCCTATCTTTTGAGTTAACCAATATGTTATATGGTTCACTCAGTAGGTTAGCATCATTATAAATATATTCTAATAATATATCTTTATTTAATTTTACAAATTTAGAGATTTTAGCCATTAATGTAATTGTTTTACATATATATTAAATGGTAGTTGCTCTAATTAAGTTGTTTTAAAGTGTTCATTATTTTAAAGTGTTCAGTGTCACTGAACAGGATAAAATAATGAACACTTATTAAATAATCTTTTTAATTATCCCTAGCCTATAGTCGTAAGAGAAATTAATAGCTATATAGGGTGATTTATCTAACCTAGCTTTTCTTCTAAGATCGTCTATTTTAATATTTTTATAATGTTTATTACTATTTATACCATAATTATATTTATACCCAGAAGTAGGTGATGATATATTTTTTATTATTTTTATCATCTTACCTACCGAAATGGCGGTACCACCTTCATTAAAATCTTTATCAAAACTATCGTACATGCTCTTGGTGAATGGACCAACCCATTTGCCTTTAACGTCCTGTACTATAAAAAATACTTCTGAACCGTTGCTTCTAAGTGGGTTAGAATTTGCCGACATATAACTTGGTGGTGTTGTGTTATAATGCTTGACTGGGTATATATTGTTACTCGAACTTTCATTACTTTGATGAAGACTGTCATCTATGTAATCTACTATTTCAGTATTATTTGTAATATTAAAATCATTATAATGTACATATATCTCGTCAAGTGTTAAGGAACTACCACTCAATAATTTTAAATGATCAACCCAAAGTTTTCTTAAACTCTCATTATATTTTATATCAACGACATAGCCATTTGATGTGGTGGGACAAGTGTCTATAATATTTATAGTAGCAGTTTTATTCCGACCCCATCTGTTACATCTTCCTATCCGTTGTAATGTGGATTCTGGGGATAATGGTATCTCATATAGATTATTAAAAGATATATCAAGAGCCGCTTGTAAAATAAGTGTTGATATGTAAGGCTTTCTGTTAGTTGTTTTAGAATCCTTACCATAATCATTTAACAATTTATCAAACATCTTTGATTTATCACCTTCTATGAAATTAGAGTGTATTAATATAGCATTTGTTAATTTCTTTGCAATTTCTTGTGATTCTTTTATTGAATTAACAAATAATATCTCATTGTTTGATATTGTATTAGGTATCTTATTTACAATATTAACATTATATTTTTTATTATGTATAGAAGGTAAGTGATTTTTATCATTGGGTATAATCTTAGTTTTGTTTGAATTAGTAGTCCACAAATGGCTTATATCGATGGGTGTAGCACTTAATAACAAAGTTCTAGAATCTGTCTTTATGTTTCTAACTCTCATAAGGTTTATAAAGAGGCTAAATATAGGTAAATCAGTTACATTTTCATGATACTCATCAAATATAACATCACTATGTATTATAAAATACATAAGAGACATGTCTTTACCAGCATTACTATATGGTCTTAGATAATAATCAATGTTTGTAATAATGATATCTGCTTCTTTTCCTTCTCCATTAAAGCTTGACTTTTGAACCTTCCCAGCATACCTTAGTTCTATATTTACTTTCTTTTCAGAGTCTTCTAATTCTTTTACAATAGAATAGTATGTTGATATTGCTATATTATTTCTAGGACATACCCACAATAACTTTTTATCTGACTTCTCACTCCACATAAGACCTAACATAGTTTTACCAAATCCTGTAGGTGCTTTAATTATTGTAGTTTTATCCTCATCCTTAATATCATTTATAATCTTTTTTTGCTCTTTGAATCTTTTGTCGTCAGGGAAGTGACAAACTTCAAATAAGAACTTGTTTGCTTTTTTAAGATTTATATCATCAGCACCAGATATAGTTCTATCAGAATAAACTAATATCATTCTAATTAATGTTATATCTCGGTTGAGGTTGTCTGTTTTTTCTTTCCTATCTTTGTTAAATAAAAAGTAATCAGGTCTAGTATTGTTATTTTTTTTAGGATTATTAATGATATACTTACTGTCAATTAGTTTACCAAGCTCTTTCTTCATGGTATCTATATCACTAGATGGTATACTACCTAAAACATCTTTGGCACAAATCCCCTCATTGTCCAAGATACCATGATGCCAATATATTAGATTGGGTATTATGTTTTTACCAACACAATTCTTTATTTCGTTGTCTTTGAAATAATTTACATAATCGAAATAAGTATCTACAAAAGCCCATGAAACTTGTTGATGTAAGTACTTGTTTTTATGTTTCTTATCTACTTTCTCTCCATTTATATGTTTTTGGAAAGAGTCTGTTGACTTCCCAATATCGTGCAATAGAGAAGCTACCTTTATGTTTACCATTAAGTGTTCTTTCACATTTGGTAATTTTTTTAATTCTTTCACAGCCTTATCACTGACTTCCTTTGAATGTTCCTCTAATGATATATTATTACCATTATTCGACTTTGCTACTATCATATTAATATTTTAGACTGCGAATATACTAATAAAAAAAAACAATTGCTATATATATTTATGATTACCTTATGTATTAATATGATTACTACTAATAATTAGCTTCGATTGTTGCGAAGGTCGGTTTTGATTACCTTATGTATTAATATGGTTACTATCTCCAAAAAGGGGTGTTAAGTCTACTTCGTAGTTGTGATTACCTTACGTATTAATATGATTACTATCTAGCTTAGTATTACTTTCACCCTATTTTTGGTTGTGATTACCTTATGTATTAATATGATTACTATCAAAGTTTTTTGGACGATTAATAAACTTTCTGTTGTGATTACCTTACGTATTAATATGATTACTATCTACATAACTTTTACTCCTGGGAGAAGAGTAGTTGTGATTACCTTGCGTATTAATATGATCACCATCAACAGAAGCTATGATAATGGCTGAAATTGTGTCGTGATTACCTTGTGTATTAATATGATTACTATCAAATGGACTTTTTTTAGTAGTTGATTGGATGTTGTGATTACCTTGCGTATTAATATGATTACTATCAGAAGTTAAGAAACATCTAAAGTACTATTCGTTGTGATTACCTTGCGTATTAATATGATTAATATTTCATATTCAGACAGTTTAAACGTGTATTTAGTTGTGATTACCTTATGTATTAATATGATTACTATCTAAAGTAGGAGGCAGAACATCATCTATATTGTTGTGATTACCTTACGTGTTAATATGATTACTATCATGCTACCATGCTTTATAAAATAATTACCAGTTGAGATTACCTTACGTATTAATATGATTACTATCAATCACCTCAGAAACATTTCTTCTCATCTCGTTGTGATTACCTTACGTATTAATATGATCACTATCTAAGCCTTTTGGTAGATATTTGTGTTAAGGTTGTGATTACCCTATGTATTAATATGATTTCTATATAGTGCTATTAAAGCATATGTCAATAAAGTGTTGTAATTACTACATTTAATTATTTAGTGGTTTGTTTTAAAATGTCAAAGAACTATTTTTATCTATGTAGATAATTACCTTACGTATTAATATGATTACTATCAAAGAATGATGAAGCTACTTATTAAGCTACCGTTGTGATTACCTTACGTATTAATATGATTACTATCTAGGAGGTCTTTTGCTACAAATTTTTATGGGTTGTGATTACCTTGCGTATTAATATGATTACTATCATAATCGAGTTGTTGGAACTTTGATTTGTGGTTGTGATTACCTTGTGTATTAATATGATTACTATCACTAATTCAGTTATTAACTTGAGAGTATCTGTTGTGATTACCTTGCGTATTAATATGATTACTATCGTTCTTTACGTAGGCATCAGAGTCGCTATCGTTGTGATTACCTTGCGTATTAATATGATTACTATCTATGATTAACAAGCGACTAAAGGTTATATGGTTGTGATTACCTTGCGTATTAATATGATTACTATCTTTACGCTCATTCAAAATATTAATTATCGAGTTGTGATTACCTTGCGTATTAATATGATTACTATCTTGCAAGATTTTCTAGCTTGCGTTGTAAGTGTTGTGATTACCTTGCGTATTAATATGATTACTATCAAAAACGGTATAATTCGTTTAGCTATAAGTGTTGTGATTACCTTGCGTATTAATATGATTACTATCGTATTTTGGGGCATACTAATGTAGAGAATAGTTGTGATTACCTTGCGTATTAATATGATTACTATCTAGGCTTTCCGTGTTCGGAATTACAAGTTCGTTGTGATTACCTTGCGTATTAATATGATTACTATCCTAACTTATATATCTAGCTTTCAGCTAGATATATAAGTGTCATTTAGGATATAAAAACTACTAAAATAGCTCTTCTTTTGGATGGTATTTGCTAATATTATCAGTTCTAATTAGAGTCCCAAACCCCGAACCAGTGCTATTACCCAATCCATAATTATATATATGTTCAATAAGACTTCTATCACCATATATAGTGAGTGGACAATAGCTAGATTTGTTTCTGATGTTATTTACATAAACATTTATAGTTCTGTTTGATTTGTTATTATGACCAATTTCAATTTTGAAGTCTTTGAAACTTAATCCTTTATTTATCTTAGAAAACTTGGATCTAGTTTGTTCTTCTAAAGCTTTTTCAAATCCACTATCTTTTAATGTTAAAAATCCTAATTTTGTCTTTAGAAGAATACCATTCCTAAGTGTTTTAAAATGATTATATCCACTATAAAAATTTCCAGATATGTAATCAATACCATTTACTTTCATACCCTTTCCTAGATTACCATCTAAATGTAATCCATTTATGACTTTACCGATAAAATCTTCTTTCAACGAACTCACAACAATAAAGCCACCATTTGGAAAATTTACATCTCGTCCACCATTTATAAACACACCACCTTCTAGGTTTGATATTGTATAATCTGATACAGAGTTATGATATTTGTTGTTCTTGCCTAGACATTTATGTATAAATCCATTTACTATTTTCTGGTTATTAATTAATGGTTCAGTGTTTGGAGTAAAACTAATTTTAATTCTCATGTTTTATGTTTTAATGGTTAATAATTTGATTTGATATATCAGATACTTTTTTGTATTTATCAAACTCTCTGCTACTTATATCTTCTTCATCAATGATGCCATCAATAAATACAATACCACCATCTAATATAGTTGAAAATGGCTTCATCACACTCTCCCTTTCTCGTAAAAAGTCATTTACTGGTATTAATATTTCACCATTGTATATTTCAAACTTCTCAATACCACTATTTACCAATATAGGACTTCCATCTTGTATTGATGAAGTTACAGTATTTTTACCAGTCTGGATAGTTCTAACCAATGCTGTTTTACCAAGTCTAGAAATAGCTACAAAAACAGCTTTGACTTTTGTGTCATCTTTTATATTTCTTATCTCTGACTCTATGTCTTTGTAGTTATATTCTAGAATGTTCTTTTTAAGTATTTTTGAAAACTCCTTTACAAAATACCCCCAGGCTAGACCTTTATTATAAGTCATATATTTTCTAACTAGTTCCCAATTCAATTTAATTGATGGATTAAATGAATTGTAGAAAGCTTTCTTAGTTGATATAGTCTCTAGATACTTATTGACCTTATTGTTTTTAAAAACAGGTTTAAACACAGTTTCTACACGAATAAGTGAATTTGACACCAAGTCATCAATTTCACTTATTCTCTTATAAAAGACTTTTCTATGAAGAGGAACAGGTCTCTCACCTAGAAGTACATGAATTGAATTAGACAATTGATGATGTGTTATTGGCTCTACATAAGAAAATAAGTTATTTCTATTAACTCTATGAACTTTAGGTCCAGAATATATAGACTTGTCTTTAGTGCCTTTATTATACCTAAATAATTTGGCATCTTTGAATATTAGTTTAAGATATTCCATAAATTATTTTTATTTCTTTTTAGACTTTAATGCTTTCTCTTCAGCCGCCTCTTTGATTATAGCCTTTTCTTTTTCGATACCTTTATTAATTCTTTCTTCTGTTTTTTCAACTATAACACCACTAACTTCCTCATAAAAATCAAAGGGTTTAAACGAGATATTTTTAATATCTTTCATATTTTTTATATCATCCCAACCTTCTGGATTTCTCATAGTATCTACATAAGGATCTCTTACTAGCTTTATTCTAACGCTAATTACATCAGCACTAGCATTACTTCTTTTTATTTGTGTTTTTAACAAACGGTATATATATTCTTTTACCAAATATACAACATTATCATCATTCAGCTTAATACCATATTCTGCAAGATCTAGACATGATGTTGATAATTTGTAATATGCCAACTTTGTATCAGTGCTATTAAGATTCATATTCAAAGACTTTATCAATATCTCAGCATTATCTGGATTAAATCCATATCTATCGAAAGCTGCATCACAAGATAAAAATTGTAATTGTCCAATGTCTATAAAGGAAGTACCACTATATTTTATATCTCCTAAAGACTCATATTGAAACAAGCTTGTACTACCCTTTCCAGAGATTGGAGACTTTTTACTACCTGCTTTAACTGCTTGTGGTAAAGTAGGTAGTGCAGTACATGTCTGTTGGATATTGCCTGTGGTTATTGGACCTTTTCTTTTTAAACTTTCACCCTTTGTTGCTTTCAAATAACCCTTTAGGATTGCATGTGTAGATCCTAGGTAGTTATAAAGAGTATTCTTATCATATAAAGCTCTTGGGTTATCTTCTACGTAATCTTCTTTAAACAGTGCCTTGTTAAAACATTCTGCTGATATCTTAACCTTAAAATCTAACTGACCTTTCTCGTTATAGAAGAAATTCTTTTTAGAATAGTTACAATTATCGTTAATCTGTGCCAATGCTTTTACTTTTGGCATTCTATCATCATCTTTTTTATTAGCATCTTTGAAGAACATGAACTTCTGATCTGTTGAATCAAAGTTTACAATACCACTTCCTTCTAATTTAAAGTCTACTAGAATACCACTTACTGGTGAATTACTCATAATTTATGTTTTAAGTTTATATTATTTTGACAAATATACAAAACATATTCTATTAAAATGTAGTTTTTTACTTTTATTATGAGATAATACAGTAATCGATTATTTTACATAGTCAGAATTTATAAATTTTCTTGTCTAAGCCTATCCCCAACCTCTTTAATTATCTGATCATCAGATAATTCTGGGTTTTTTTCTTTTAATGTTCTAAATAACTCATTTTCTTCCTTTTGTAGTTTCTCAATCTCTTTATTCATGGGTGCCATAAGTGTTTCTAGCTTATTTCCCTCTACCTCTACCTCTTTAATAACCTCCATTAGCTTAGATATTGACTTCTCTGGATCAGTTACCTTCTTACTCTTGATGTCTTTTTGTAGCTTATCTAGACTCTCTATATTCTTATCTAGAATAGATACTATTTCTTTTGATCTTTTGTGATATAGTTCTATATTAGATGAAACCTTTAAATACTCTTGTCTTATAGTTACTGCTGATTGTAATAAATTTTCTTGAATCATATTATATCTATTTTTTTAGTTCACTAATTCTTTTCTTACCCGCTTCTTTTACAGTCTTAGCAGTCTCGCCTTTTAAAGCTACACCAATTTCTTCTACTGTTTCTAACTTAGATATCGATTTAACCCTATCACTTGCACTAGGCTTTTTACTAGATTTAGCTTTAGCTTTAGGTTTAGATTCTTTCTTATCAGATTTAGATTCGCCATAGACTTTTATCTCAATTTCTCTCTTAATTCTATCTTTTACTAAGGATGGATTATGTAATAATTCTCTAGTGAATTCCTCAGCTAAAAAATCAATAATAGATACATTATATGAATCCTCCATCATCTCTATAAAATCTAGACGAGGTATTTTCCTATCTATCTCTAAATCAAAAGTAAACGGTACATTCTTCTTGACATTTTTAAACATTGCTATAATCGGATCTTCATCTATCCTCTGTGTTTGTTGTATAGGTTCTGCATTAGATTGTCTTGTTGTAGTTTCCCTAGTTTCGCTAGTTTGTTTAGTATCATAAGATATATCTTGTGATTTTCTAGCATTACTAGGATTTTCACTAGGGGTATCATCACCGTTTATGATTCTATTCATAGCTTCATTCTGCTTATTCACACTATCAGAAACATCAACCTCAGCACCATACTTTTTAGCTAATGCTGCTCTTTCTTCCTCTTCGCTAGATTGTATGATTGCACTCTCATTACTAGAAGGTTTAAAAGAGTCATCTCTATCAAAACTAACATTTTCATCAATCATATCATCTGTTTTTAGATTTTTGATGTCATTAAGCACACTAGAAAAGGCACTAGATGTATCTAAAAAAGAACTAGGATCTATTTGTTCCGAGTATTTAGATGTATCTAATAATACACTCTTATCAATCTTAGTCTTGTTTTCTAAAACTACAGTATCCCCAAAATTATCTAAAACTCTTATAGTTTCTCCTGTCTTATTGTTTCTAAAAGTTTTGTTAGCTAAAGTCATGTTATTTATTTTATTTTTTATTGTTTTAATAATTTTGTTTAAATATTCTATCAAAACACTTTTATTATTTATTATTATATACTTAAATATTAATTTGTTTAATAATACAACAAAAAAAAGCACACATTGTATAATGTGTGCTTTTTTAATATTAACTATCTACTAGAGGTCGTCAAAAAAGTCATCTTCGTCAGTACTAACTGCTTCTTCTTTACCTTCCGTGAAGTTATTCTCGAAATCGAAGTCGCTTGATTCGGGCTTTTGTTCAGAAGCACTAGTTGAATTAGCACTATTAAAGCTATTAGACGACTTACCAAGTAATATATTCGTAATTTCTGAAATTTTCGAATGTTGTTCGTCAGTAAGTGGCTTAGGACCGAAGTCTTCTACATTATGATCTCTATCTAATAAAAATCCTTTAATCTTTCCTTGTGCCTTTTGACTTACTTTGTTATTTTCATCTAAAGGTACATTCTTAAACTCTTTAGTTTCTTTAAAGTAGATTGGTAGAGATGTAGTTTGTTGCTTAAACATACTCATTTTGTAATCAGGGTAAGTTGCATCTCCTGTAGAGATTTCTTTTACGATTAATACAAAGTCCTTACCATCTGCTAGTTCAAACACATTACAAGGTTCACCAGAGATTTCTCCATTCTTTTCTGCCGAAATCTTGTCCTTAATTGTCTTACCATACTGCATAACCATAATCTTACCAACTAACTCTGGTTGTTGCTCATCTTCAAGTACTAATACATAAGAGTAGTACTTTCTAGAGTAGTTAAGAACGTTCGCCTTCTCAACAAGAACTGCATTCTTAGAGTTCTTCATCTGGTAAAAAAGATTTGTAAGTGGACATGGTTCTCCAAAGTTTTTAGGAGAGTCATAATAACCACCTAATTCTCTTGGTTCTTTAATTTCTACATAGTGTGAAATCTTTTCAAGTGCTACTTGTCCTAATTTACCTTCCTCTGTTAGGTTAGGTAAAAACCTAACAACTGAACGATATCCTCTTTTAGTGTCCTTAACCTTTGTCAAGTCAACACGATAAATTCCATCGTTGTTTGAGGTCTTTTTTTCCTCTAAGAAGTCCATTTTCGTGTCTAGACTTCCGTCAAATAATTGATCTAATTCTTCCATAATATTGCTTTTTATTTATTTTTATATTCAACTTAATTGTTGATATATGTTATATTAAAAAGGTCTGAAAAGTTTAGATTTATTTTTATTTATTTTTCTTTATTTCTCGACACTTTATAATACTGAATCTTTATATAAGCAATATTACTGTTTGTTTATTTTTTAGTATTTATTTAACATATTCACCCTATCTATCTAAAGTTCACTGTGTCCAAATAATAGATAGTTCAACTAAAGGAACTTCTAAATATGGTTTATCAAGGTTTTTGAAAGATATTATCCCAGTTTCTGCTTCTTTATTATATACTCTAAGATATACCATTTCCTCATATTCCCAAAACACTAAACAACCTTCAAATAGCTTGGAATCTGGTCTTGTTGTTTTATCTGTTGTATCTAATTTCATTGTTTCTTAGTCTTTATAACATTCACTCTATCTAGCTGATACTTCTCTATGTCTAAAGAATGGTTATCTTTCATAGTTCTAAATATACTTATACACATCTCACCCATTAATACACAATCTGTAAGTGCATCATGGTATCCTTTCATATCTATATCTAGTGCTGGACCGATTTTGGACAAAGAAGATGATATAAGACCATTGTCTCTATCAGATGTTCCAATTTTATTTAGGAGTTCTTTATAATGGTTATCAGTTTCAGATAATTTTTGGAAAATAGGTATTAAATATAACCTAATAAGCATTTTAGTATCAAAAACTTCTTCAACTATTTTATGATTATACCTACCAGTTAACATATCAACATCAAACGGTGCGTTTTGTGCAACTAATAGACTAGGAGTATTTTGTTTTATAAATTCAAAAAAACTATCTAGTACAATATTTTCATTTTTATACACATAATCACCATCATCATAATGATTAAACTCTAATATAGGCTTAACTATATCATAACGCCTAATTGTTTCAGCGGTTAATAATATTTTTTCATCAAATTCTGCCTTGTATAAGAATTTATTTTCTAAATAATCATATTTAACTAACTTAGCAGACACTTGAGTTAGTTGCTCTATTTTAGAACCTTTGAGTCCTGTGGTTTCAGTGTCCAGTAAAATCCAATTTATTTCAGATTTATTTTCTAACCAACTAAGCATTTCTGGTATTGACTTGTAATTCATTTTATTTATTTTAAGGTTATTCTTCTAGTTTAAACATAGTCTTTTCATCTGCCGAGTACATAACTTTTTTAGATGATAGAGTAGCATTGTAATTATCAACAACATACTTTTTACCCTTACCTTTCTTCACATAAGCTATTGTGATATGTGGATTATAATCAGGGAAGTCTGTAGTATGTGGCAATATAGATAATTTTTCATTAATATCTAACAATTCTTTAGTTTTTTTAACTTTGAATTTAACAACATCAAACTTATCATTCTCAAATAAATCAACTGACTCTAATTCTATATCAATAGAAGTATAACCTTCAAATGCCTTTTTCACGTCATCTATGCTAACTTCATCTTTATGAAGTCCAAATAGAAGTGTTAAGTGAGGCTCATCTTCCAAACCATCTTCACCTATATCCTCTTTGTCTATAAAGCTAGTTATTTCTTCCCAGTTCTTAACATTGAAGTATAACATAGCACATCCATATTCATATATTTTTTCTTCTTTGGTTTCGTTTTTCTCATTGATGAACAATGAATAGCTTGTAATTATCATATTTTTACTTATTTTTAATTTATATATATATTAAAATATTATATTTGTAAAAAAAACAACTGCTATGGAAAAATTTTCAATGAAAGAACTTCTTAAAAATAAGTATGGAGAACCAGAAAAGAATAAAAAAACCGCTTCGTCTACTAAAAAGTCAACTAAGAAAAAAGTAAATGATGGTAGTAAGTATGAAACTAAAATAGTTAATGGTATTAAGTATATGGTTCTTAGGTAATTACTTAATCTTAATATCTAAGTAGCTTTCATCTTCATCTGCACCTAAATCTTGTTCCATATCAAGGTCGAATCCTTTATCAACAACATGGTGCATTACTGAGTCAAATTTACTTTTGTGTATATCTAGCTTATCTAACATCTTATCCAATACTCTTACTGTTACAGATTCACCATCACTTCTCATTTTTTCTAAACGAGGAAGTATTTCAGTTGCTATTTTTTCTGTCTCGGTGTGATCTGTATTACCTCTAGAATCTTTATCATACTCAAAGCTTTCGTTAAAAGGAGACATTAAGTGTTTTAAGTTCCATGATGGTATAAACTTTTTATTCTTTTTTTCAAAATCTTCATATGACTCTAATCCATTCTCAATAGGATTTCTAATATACACAATATTAGCACCTTCCTTACTCATATCTGATATTCTATTCCCTATATCTGTCTTAGAAGATAACTTCATAACTCTTTCCAGCTGGTCTACACTTTTTTGCCTAGGTAAAGATTCATTTATTACTTCTACTTCACTGAATTTGCTTAAATATTTCATAGTTTATTTTACTCATTTTAAGTTTATCACTTACGTTATATATTAAATAAAAAAACCCATAATATAATTATGGGTTTTTATTAAAATGAAATATAAATTTCTAGAAATCTTCATCAAGGTCATCATAATCAATAGCTTTATCAGATACTTTTTGATATTCACCCACTCTTTTTTCGAAAAAGTTGGTTTTGTTTTGTAAAGAAAGCATGTCCATAAAATCAAATGGATTTTCAGAATTATAAACTTTTTCACAACCTAGTTCTAATAACCAGAAGTCTGCAACAAACTCTATATACTGCTTCATAAGGTCTGAGTTCATACCAATAAGTGCAACTGGTAAAGATTCTGATACGAATTCTTTCTCAATTTCAACAGCATCACATAATATAGCCTTAATTCTTTCTTTTGGAACTTGGTCTATAACATGATCGTTATGTATCATAGTTGCAAATTGACAATGTAAGCCTTCATCTCTTGATATAAGTTCATTTGAAAATGTAAGACCTGGCATTAAACCTCTTTTCTTCAACCAGAAGATAGAACAAAATGATCCAGAGAAAAATATACCCTCAACTGCTGCAAAAGCAATTAAACGCTCAGCAAATGAATCTGATTCAATCCATTGTAAAGCCCAATCTGCTTTCTTTTTCACAGAAGGCACAGTCTCTAGTGCATTAAACAAGCGGTCTTTCTCCTCATTATCTTTGATGTAAGTATCAATTAATAGAGAGTAAGTCTCCGAGTGAATATTTTCTACCATGATTTGGAAGCCATAAAAGAATTTAGCCTCTGCATACTGAACTTCAGTTAAGAAATTTTCAGCTAAATTCTCGTTAACTATCCCGTCACTTGCCGCAAAGAAAGCCAAGACATTCTTAACATAAAATCTTTCATCATCATTTAACTTATTTTCCCAATCGTCCATATCTTGTGATAGGTCAATTTCTTCGGCAGTCCAAAATGAATGTTCTGCTGTTTTATACATTTGCCAAATATCGTTATGTTGTAATGGAAATATTACAAATCTATTTGGATTTTCCTTTAAAATTGGTTCTTCTTGTTTGCTCATATAATTAAATTTTGTTTACTATATATATCATTATAACTCTACTATGTTTAGTTATTTCTAGATATTTTTTGATAGGTTTAACTTATATTAATATAAGACTTGTTTATCTATATATTTTTTCAAACTTTATCTGTCCACAATCAAATATTTTATAAGAACCAAGGTTATCTTCCATTATTTTGGATTCTGATAAATTTTTATCATAACCCATCTTAATAAGCTTTTTCTTAGTCCACTTTTGTTTATTTGATCTATTTTTATTAACTATATATGAATAATTGGGATATGTGATATTTTTAATATAAAATCCTAGATTAGTATACAAATTACCAGTTGACCATGATTTATCTGCAAATGATATGACACGAGTTGGTTTATATGTTTTATTAAAATATGATATTAATTTACTAGCACCTCCTATAACACTAGTATTTATTTTATTACAAAACCTTGACAAATTCCATTCAGAGTCTAACATCTTCTTACGTCCTTCAAAATGGTCAAATGTCATCAAGGACACCAATTCATCATTGTAATATAGTCCTATTTTTAAAGATGCAGATACATATCCCTGTATATGGTTATTATTTAAGAAGTTTCTATATTCACTAACATCATCTATTTCTTTTATAACACATTTTCTACCATATATTTTATTATCCGTTAATCCAATCCAATTTTTTATCTGACTTTCTAAGATATCCCTTCTATCTGACCAATCATCTTCCCAAATATGTATAATTCTTATATCCCTTTTGTTAAAATGCTTGGTTTTGTCTAGGTGATAGTTTTTATCTTTGAATAATTCACTATGCCAGTATAATCCATTAAACTCAAATCCAATTTTTAATTCAGGTAAATATATGTCTATTTCTAGACCATCTCTATAGGATTGTATAATTTGTCCATTATATATGCTCTTTATAAAGTTATACAATTCTAATTCCTTAAACGAAGTACTCATAACTGGGAAACATGTAGTGCATTGCTTATTATTTAGTCTATTCCTAAAATGGTATAAACTAGAATTGGTAATAAATGTGTGGTTTTCTTTGTTATCACAATACATCTCATGTTTTCCCAAACCTAAGTAATTCATATAATTCGTACTAGTATTTAAGTTAGTTCTAATATCACAACCTCTATATTTCTCAAACATTAATTCTTTATACATTTTAGTTTTTGTATAATTATCAACACCCCATCTATTTATATTGTCTTTTTTAAGTTTATCAATCACTTTTCCCAACTTCATATGATGTGTGACACCATATTTTACCATATTTTGCTTCTTTATTATATTTTTAATTTCCTCTGACTCAAAAGGATTATCAACACCAAAGTTATGTTTAGTTGTTATTTTTTTCTTTGCCTTTATTTCATCTATTTGCGATACGTTATCAACTCCATATCTTTCATTATTTGTCTTTTTCACTTTTTCATTCACTTTATCGTAATCTATCATAGATTTACTTTTTTTGATTTTATCTCTGACCACTTCACTTTTAGATGGATTATCAACACCCCATTTATCTATGCTATTTTTTTTAAAAGATAATATTTTAGTACTAATTAAGGCTAAATTATTATTAGAACATTTATAAGAACAAAATTCCCTATATCCCCTTTTTATTGATAAAAATTTTACATTACCATCACATGATTTACACTTAGCTTTTTCATTTTCTATTAAGTATACCTTTTCTGTAAATGATATTCCAATTAAATTATTTGTAAATTCATAAAAATTGGGCAAATTCTTTTTAACCCAAGACTCTTTTACTGAGTGTTGACTTACCTTTTCTATAAATGTATTATATTCTTCTCTTGTTTTATTATCCATTTTCTATATATAATCTAAACCATCGCTCCTTGCAAAAAACACTAAAAATATATTTTTTATAATGATTATGTTGTCAATATATAATTATTTAGTATATTTGTTTTAAATAAATAAAATGAAATTCATATACAATAGTGTATTTTACATTTGTAATAAGATTGTTAGTAACATAAGACCTGATAGCTGGCAAAGTTGGGAATCGGTCAAAATGACATGCACCATTCCAAAAAAAGTGTATTTAGATATTAAAGGAACTAGTGGCGATATTGAATTTATAATATATGATGATAATAGTCCTAAAGTGTCTTATGTATTATACAATTCTACTATAGAAAGAATGACAATTTCATCGGCTTTCAAAAACGGTGATGTTAGAGTTACATTTATATTGTCAGTTACTGATTCACAAGCTATAGAAAATAAATCATTTATAAGAAATTTAAAGTTAAAGCAAGTATATCTTTAAAAATAAAAGCCAGAAGTAGCGAATTTCTGGCTTTTTATAGTTGTTATAACTACACCGATCCTAAAGTAAGGGCATTCGCCCCTCGGTGTTAAAAGTATATATTATTATTCAAAGCCTCCTTTTATTAAACTTTTTAGAACATTGAGCATAAAACAATAAATAATAAATAATAAAAATCATTAAAATGACAAAACACGAAGTAAAAGTAGAAATCACAGAGAAAGACTCTATCTTGAGTATGATTAACAAAGCCTATCCCAAAAGTATGAAGGGTAGGATAAATGGTAATGAGAACTTTATGGAAATATATAGCACTAGTGATAGTTTTTCTGTATTCAAAGGTCTTAATGGCTCAACTGCTAAGATAAGTAATCAAGAGATTATAGATGGAACTATTAGAGTTATGGTAAAGGAAGAGAAAGGAATTGTCAAACTATACCCCATTTCTATTTATTGTATAGATGATGAACAAGGTAGATATATCTTTTACTAATATGAGAGATATAAAACTAGATTGGAATGACATATCATTAGTACCACAGGCTATAAGTAGCATATCTTCAAGAAATGAAGTTACTATAAAAGACTTATATAATATGCTTCCTTTATTCACTGCACCAATGGATACAGTTATTGATGGGAATAATTCTAAAACATTTCACGATAAGGATATAAACGTTTGTCTACCTAGAAATGTTAAGTTCAAGAAAGGCAGTGAACAGAAGTATTTCTATTCATATGGACTTGATGATATTATAGAGAAAGTAAATAATGATTTGTTATTACCAAATAGGATACTAATAGATGTTGCTAATGGTCATATGGAAAAACTTATAAATATATCAAAAAAGATAAAAGATAAGTATGGCAATGATAAGGAACTTATGGTTGGTAATATAGCCAACCCAGAAACATATAAAACTTATTGTGCTATTGGTGTTGATTATATAAGAGTTGGTATAGGTGGCGGAAGTTCTTGTACAACATCTGCCAATGTATCTATCCATTACCCAATGGCATCGCTTATATCAGAGTGTTATGATATAGGATTGTTGTATGCTAAGCCAACAAAAATAATAGCAGACGGTGGCTTTAGAAGCTTTTCAGATGTTATAAAAGCCATTGCAGTTGGTGCTGATTATGTTATGCTTGGTGGTATTTTTAATAAATGTATGGAAAGTTGTAGCACTAGTTATACTAAGCTTAGTGATAATACTTATGTAGAAAAGGATTATATGACTGCTAGGACATTATTTGAAAGTGGTGATAATGTATATAAATACTATAGAGGTATGTCAACAAAAGAAGTACAGAAAGCCTGGAATAAAAAAGATTTAAAAACAGGTGAAGGTATAACCAAATATAACTTGGTCGAATATACTTTGGACGGATGGGTAGAAAACTTTAGCGATTATTTAAAATCCGCTATGTCATATACTGGGTGTAGAACACTAGAAGATTTTATAGGCGGACCAGAGATTATTCAAATATCACAAATGTCTTTTAATAGATTCCATAAATAAAAAAAACCACATTAGAGGTGGTTTTTTTTATTTATTTATTTATATAATTCGCCAAAGAAAACACAGAAGTCTTTAGCTTCTGTGATGAATTTGACAAAAAGTAATTCTAACCTTGTGTTAAAATATATTGTTTGATGGTATTTGGATTAGCTTCTCCAATTGAACAAACAAAATAACCATCTGACCAAAATGTTTTTTCTTTCCAGAAATGATTAAATAAATAATTTCTATATGTAGAACGCCATATATGATAAGTAGATTCTTGTTTTAATTTTCTAACAATTGATGTAATAGATAAACGAGGTATATATCTAATTAAAAAATGTATATGGTCTATATCACTTTCAAATACTTCTATTTCAAAATCACTTTTAGAAGTAATATTTAATAATAATTGTTTCATATCATCTTTTAATTGACCAACAAGTAATTTCTTTCGGTATTTACATACAAAGATTAAATAACATTTTAGATAATGTTTCGAACGATTTGTTGAATTGTAATTAGATTTTTTAGACATAGTAAATTATTTTTAAAAGTTTTTTACTCAAAGATGGAAACTTTTACAAAATAATTCACGATTTTGTAAAAGGGACTTTAAAAATTTAATATATAATATTATGAAAGTCGTTAATAAGTCATATGAATTTAGAATTTGCCCAAATAAAGAGCAAGAAATCTTGTTGTCTAAACATTTTGGGTGTTCAAGATTCATATATAACCATTTTCTTAATGAGCGTAAAGAACAATATCAAAAAGATAAGAAATCAGATAACTATTATGTTCAAGCAAAATCTTTAACAGAATTAAAGAAAGATGAAGATTATAAATGGTTAAAAGAAGTTAATAGCCAGACTATACAATTTGCTTTAAGGTGTTTAGATACTTCTTATGTTAATTTTTTTCGTGGTAATGCTCAGTTTCCTAATTTTAAATCAAGAAAAAACAAAAACACATTCACTATTCCTCAGTTTGGTAGATTAGAAGAAAATAAAATAATTATACCTAAATTTAAAGGTGGTATTAAAGTTAAATTAGATAGGAGAAAAATTAAAGGCAAAATTGGTAAAATGAGCATTACTAAAACACCAACAGGTAAATATTATGTTTCTATTTTCACCGAACAAGAAATCGAACAATTACCTAAAACTGGTAAAAAAGTGGGTATTGATTTAGGTATCAAAGATTTTGTGATTACCTCAGATAATAAAAAATATAAAAATAATAAATATACTAAAAAGTATGCTAGAGAATTAAAGAAAGTACAACAGCATTTATCTCGTAAACAAAAAGGTAGTAATGGGTTTAAAAAACAAAGACTCAAAGTTGCTAAAATTCACGAAAAGATAGCAAGTTGTAGATTGGATACCTTACACAAAGTTAGTAGAGAACTTGTCGAATCTTATGATTTAATAAGTGTTGAAGATTTGAATGTAAAGGGTATGATTAAAAATCATAAGTTATCTAAACATATTGCTGATGTAAGTTGGGGTAATTTTGTTACATTACTTCAATATAAGTGTAATTGGTATGGAAAAGAACTTGTTAAAATAGGTAGATTTTTTCCATCATCAAAAACTTGTAATAGTTGTGGTTGGATAAATCAAGGATTAAAACTTTCACACAGAGAATGGACTTGCTCACCTTGTGGTGAAACTCATGATAGGGACATAAATGCAAGTAAAAACATTCTAAAAGAAGGTTTAAAAATATTTGGGCAGGGACTGTCCAATACAAAGGTGGAGAGTAAATCAGACTTCTGTGAAGAAGCACACTCTGTGAAACCCGAAACACATTAGTCTTTAGCTAATGGGTAGTTCATTTTATACATTATGAAAGTTTTAAAACCAGCCTTAGTAGTTTTGTCTGTTTTAGACAAACAATCTATTTTATCAGCTATTCTTTCTTCATCACCACCTTTCTCTATCCACACAGCATCTATTAACATGTTATCAGATAATATCTTACTTATATCAATGTAAGATTCTCCTTCCAATGTATTAGCATAAAACTGTGTTTTTAATGGACTATCCGCAATTTTGTGTATAGTTAATGTTTCATCATCAAATTCAATTGTCTCTATATAAGTTTCGTCCACTTCAGCACTTTCTTTTATAAACATTGCCATTGTTTTTATAAATCTTTTGTTTCTTTTTCCCATAATTATATTGAGTATTTTTTGAGTATTTTTTTTATATCACTAAATGATTTTGTAGTTAGTTTAGCTCTTTTGACATCCATGTAATCAATTTCACCATCCTCATAATCAAATTCTAACCAAGTAAGTGTCCCAGCTTCAATCTTCACAAAGCATTTAGTTTTCTCTTTCTTATCAGTCATATCATATGTGACCGAAAAATTAAATCTAACTTGCTCTGGTATACTTCCTTCGTAACTATTATCCCTATTAGGATCTTTACTATCTAAACGATAGTCCATAAATACCTTATTAGATCCTGGTACAAATGCAACTCTTTTATATGTTGCTTTAGGATTACTAAAAGTTAGAGTTTTGGGAAAATCCGACTCTTTGAATTTTTTATAATATTCTAATGAATAGTTTAATTCAGGTGTATAATTTTCGAATTTTTTAATATGATTCATAAAGTATATATTAAGTTACAAATATTGCTTATCTTATCAAATCTAAATCAATCTTAATGAACTCATCTTTATATCTCCATATGAATCCCATTGCTGTCTTTGACAAACCCCTACACACATTTGCTATATTGCCTTTATTATAACCTAGTTCTCTATTTACTTGAGCTGGGGAATCCCATTCTTTTAAAAAGTTACCATCTAAACTATATTGATACACAATTTTCTTTGAGTTACTAAGTTGTTTTTTCCAAACTTCTTTTTCTTTTTTAATATTATGGTCTTGTAAAGACTGCCATATTTTCTTTCCACTAAAACCTAATTCCTTAGAAATACTTGGTATAGATAGATTATCCGTTATATATAATTTGTATAGTAAGTCTTTATCAATTACTTTTTTAATATTATTACCACTCCTATTATAGTTTGGCCTATCTATGTATATGTCTTTCACAGACTTTGAAATTTCTTCTTTATGTGAATTTGTCAAAGTACATCCTAGTTTGGATTTTCTCATTTTTAGCTTACTATCTTTATTATGTTTATAACCATTGAGTCCTATGCCACCACTAGTTAAGTTTGTTAGGTTAAATCCCCAGCATCTTAGTTGTGTTATCCAGTAAGTTTCCCAAAACTCCCAATCCTCACTAGAAACCTCATCAATAACTTCTATAGTAGGTTTTTTATCTTTTTCAAGTAGAGATCTAATCCAATTAGCTTTGTGAGATTTTGATCCTAGCTTAGAAGTTGTTATATGTGCATTTAGCCTTTTATTTACCTTTAATTGGGTTTTGCCAACATACCTTATCTGATTAGTTATTGGATCTACTAGTGTATATATGCATATTGTTTTCATATATTATATATGAGAAAAATATGGATACCATAGATGGTGAACAAAGATTTTATTTTTTAACCATGAAGAAGAATGATGAATTAGACATTTCGCCTATATAATCCGTAACCTCCTTAGTTTCCTCCTTTCCCTGTGATACCAAGTCAGCTCCATTTATCTTAACAGCACCAGGCAATGAGAAGTCATACCTACCAACCATGTTGCCTAGTTGTTGTTTAGCATACCCTGCTACATATTTAAAGAAAAGGTCATCGTTAAATAAATTCTCTTTAGGAATATCGGCATAGGCTTCCATAATCACGTTGTGCTTAATATTAGTCAATATGTGTAATCTGTGGTTTAATTGGTTGTATTGGTGCTTTAATGTATACTTATTCATCTGGTTAAGCATATCAGACATACTATCTAGTACTGTTTTATACACCCCAAGCTCACCGATTGTGGTTACGTAGGAAGATAGGTAGGGTTGATTTGTAACACCTAAATTAACCGACATATTAGGAGTATTAATACCCAACTGAAACAATGAATCCCCTCTAACTTCATATAAGTAAGTTACAGACTGTATTTCACAAGGAACTGTCACATAGTTATACTTAGTAAATTCATCTGTCTGAAAGGCTTCCTTTCTTATTAAAAAGTACATTTTCTGAACTGCATACATATAAGACCTATAGAAATATGGCAATGCTCTTTTTTCTATTGTAAGCCTTATTGCCTCATCTGGTAATGTCTTAGGTAAAGAACATGCTATTGTTAATTCTGTTTGTATAGAATCTATAAACTCTTCTATTGTTTGACCACCTTGAAATGGTTTGTAATCTTCTCCTTCCATAAATAAATAGTATTTTACTTATATATTATTTTCTGATATTAAGAAAGTGGCTATATTTGATATATACTAAAACATATATGCTTACTCATGCGAGAACTAATAGAAAAAAAGACATGCAATATAGGATCATTGTGTAGCTTTTTGAATAAAAGTGAGAATTTTTTGTATTTAAAACACATAAATGACTCACTTGGTAAATCATTTATGGATATTCCCTTAACAACATCAGAAAAAATATATTATTATATAAATAGAATTAATATACCGAATCTATGTTTTTGTGGACAAAGAACTAAGTTCATAGGCTTTAAAAATGGACATAGAAAAACATGTGGTTCTAAAGAATGTGTAGTTATATCAAGAAAAAATACTTGTATAGATAAATATGGTGTAGACAATCCTAAGAAGTCAAAAGAGATAAAAGATAAAGAACAATATAAGATTAAAGAGAAATGGGATGGTAAGCATTATATGCATAATAATGATGTTAAGGCTAGATTTAACTCCACTATGGATGATAGGTATGGTGTTAAATGGGCTCAGCAATCAAATCTAATATCTAAGAAAAGCATAAGTACCTTTTCACACAACACAGATAGAGAGGATATAATTAGAACAAGGGCAAATTCTAATAAGGACAAATCATTAGATGAAAAGAAGTTAATAGATGAAAAGAAGAAGAAAACACTAGAAGAAAATTGGGGTAGTATATCATTATTTAATGACTATAGGAATGAGAAGATAAAAGAATCATCAATGAAAAAATGGGGAGTTGACCATCACTTTAAGGCAAATACAATAGCTAAAAAAAGAATTGATTCTTATAATAATACACAAATGAAAAGCCTTATAGATTCTTTACCAAAAGAAGTATCCTTTATATCAAAGAAGCAAAATAATAACAATACTGATACTGTGTTTAAGCTAGTGTGTGAAACATGTGATAAGCATTTTAGTATAAATAGACAACTTATGTGGTTTCGTATTAAATCAAATAGTGGTGTATGTGTATATTGTAATCCTATATCTAGTGGTAAATCTAATAAAGAGCTAGAAGTATTAGACTTTATAAAAAGCATATACAAGGGAAAGATTGTTTCAAATGCTAGGGATATTATATCAAAGGAGTTAGACATATATATACCTTCTTTAAAAATAGCATTTGAGTTTAATGGACTTTATTGGCATAGTGATTTGTTTAAGACCAAGAGTTACCATTTAGACAAAAGTAAAGAGTGTGAAGATGTTGATATTCAATTAATACACATTTGGGAAGATGATTGGGATTATAAGAAAGATATTGTAAAATCTATTATATCTTATAAGTTAAATAAATCAGATAGGATATTTGCTAGAAAGTGTGTTATTAAAGAGATAAAAGATAACTCTATAGTTAAGAAGTTTTTATTAGACAATCATATACAGGGATTTGTTGGTTCTAGAGTTAAAATAGGCTTATTTTTTGAGAAAGAACTAGTTAGTTTAATAAGTTTTGGTAGCCTTAGAAAATCTTTAGGTCATAAATCCTCTGCAAATAGATGGGAGTTATTAAGGTTCTGTAATAAGATAAATACATCTGTTATAGGTGGTGCATCTAAGTTATTTAATTTCTTCATAAAGAATTATAATCCAGAATATGTAATGAGTTATAGTGATTCGTCTAGGGGAAAGGGAAATCTGTATGATGTATTAAAATTTAAGAGAAATCATCAAACTGTACCTAATTATTACTGGGTTATTGATGGTATAAAAACACATAGGTTTAACTGGAGGAAGGACAAGCTTGTTAAAATGGGGTATAGTTCAGATAAAACAGAAATAGAAATAATGAATGAAATTGGATATTATAGAATTTTTGATTGTGGATCTTGTAGATGGGACTGGTTGGGTAAATAAAGCATTATCTTAACTTCATTTTAATAAATGTCATAACAATATTTTCTTTTGTTTTATTATCCTCTGTATTAAACCATTTCCAGGTAAAGGTAGATTCCAAAAATACTGTTTTATCTCGATAAGAATCTATTACTCCTAACATGTTATCCTTATCACTTTCATCTAGGCTATAATTTATATCTAACCCATCACATATTCTATACATAGCTATTCTATCCTTATCTTTATATGCAACAGTAGCATTTATATACGTATTATTTTTTTTCTTATCTTTAACTTTATCTGGATGTGTTATTTTAGCAATAGACCTATATAATTGTTTTAACTTTATATCACCATCCACTTTTCCAACAGACTCTTCAATGCTTTCCTTCTCTTCCTTATTATCATCATTCTTTTCACTTTCTTGTGATATTTCATTTTTAAGTTCTTTTATTTTATTTTCTAAGTCTTTATTTAGAGCTTGTTCTAATTTATTGTTATATGCTTTTTTAAGACTAGGATTATCTTCTAGAACATCATCAATAGCTTTTGTGAATAAATCATCAGAATTTGAGACTATTTCGGATACATAATTATAGTTTTCTTCTATATAATCTAACTCTTTTATAAGTTTTTTCAATTCTAACTCTTTAATTCTATCCATTGGGTGGTGGTTACCTTTATATTTATATATTATAAGAAACATGTTTTGTTTATATTTTAATACATAATATACAAATTAATATATACTCTATGAAACATATAAAACCTTATAAGATATTCGAGAGTGCTAGTACTAACTTCCCAACTACAAAAGAGGAAGTTATAGAAGTGTGTGAAAAGTATGATATAAGAAAATACACTATTAATGATGATTTAAGTATTGATGTTAATGGTGGTGTTTTTTTGCGTAATAAAAAATTAGAATACTTACCACTTAGATTTAATTATGTGAGTGGTAGTTTTAATTGTTCTTATAATCGTAAATTAAGATCATTAAAAGGTAGTCCACAAACAGTAGGTGGTCATTTTTATTGCCATAGTAATAAATTAAAAACATTAGAAGGTTGTCCACAAACAGTAGATGGTTTTTTTGATTGTTCTCATAATGAATTAAAGACATTAGAGGGTAGCCCACAAACAGTAGGTGGTAATTTTTATTGTTACAAAAATGAATTAAGAGACTTAGAACATTTCCCAGAAGTGAATGGGTTTATAAGTATGAAGAAAAACGCAGTATATCACTTAGTATATACCTTTATTGAAAATGCTGATAGCTTTATGATAGAAGATTTTAACGACTATGAAATAGTTAGAAACAGAGATACTGTTATGTTAGATAGACTCCAAACTTTCATTAAAGATAATAATTTAGAAATGCCAGATTTGGAAAAAATTAAAAAACACTATAAAATAATAGAATAAAATGAAACATATAAAACCCTATAAAATATTCGAGAATAAAAGTCCTAACTTCCCAACTACAAGAGAAGAAGTTATACAAGTGTGTAATAGGTATGGAATAGGAAACTATACTATTAATGATGATTTAAGTATCGATGTTGGTGGTAGTGTATATTTAAATATACAAGACTTAAAATATCTACCTCTTAGATTTAATTATGTGAGTGGTGGATTTTTTTGTCGTGAAAATATATTAGTATCGTTAGAAGGTAGTCCACTAACAGTAGGTGGTAATTTTGGTTGTGGTTATAATGAATTAAAGACATTAGAAGGTAGTCCACAAACGGTAAATGGGGATTTTAATTGTTATAATAATGAATTAAAAACACTAGAGGGTGGTCCACAGACAGTAGGTGGTAATTTTAGTTGTTATAGAAATGAATTAAAAGACCTAGAACACTTCCCAGAAGTAAATGGAATTATAGATATAGAGGAAAACACAGTAAATTTATTAGTATATACCTTTATCAATAAAGCGGATAGCTTTATGATAGAAGACTTCGTAGACTATGAGATTGTTAGAAATGGTGATACTGTTATGTTAGATAGACTCCAAACTTTTATTAAAGATAATGATTTAGAAATGCCTGACTTAGATAAAATTAAAAAACACTATGAAATAATAGAATAACTAATACATTATCTTATTTTTATATATACTTTAAATGCTTTAAAAGAATATGAAAAATCTTAATTTAGAACAACTTTATAATTTAAAGAGTAAATTAATAAGTAATAGAGAGCTTAGTAGTTTGAAAATGTATAACGTTTTAGATGCTATAAAAATAGAAGAATCTAAACTAACTGAAAACACTTCGGCTACTGGCGGACCATCAGCAGGTGGTGGTGCAGGAGCTATCGTCTCATCACAACCATCAGGTCTTGGTGGTCAGACTATAGGAACTAGCTGGGCAAGCAATGGTGGAACATCTGGATCTGGTGATGTGGCAGCACCTTATAATCCAAGTGGTAATAATAGGGTTTTCCAAATGGTACCGATGGGTAGAAATCATGGTGCTATGACTGGTAAGAAGTCAAGAGAGAAGAAAATAGATTTAAAAGCTCTTAGAAATTCATTCAATCAGAAGAAAAAAGATGATAAGAATGGTGTTAAAGATGATAGCAAGAAGGGCAAATCTGTTATGAATTTCAATAACTTCTTAAAAAAAGAGTTTACCACAATTAAAAAGTAAAATGAAACATATAAAACCCTATAAAATATTCGAAAGCACTAGCCCTAACTTACCAACTACAAGAGAGGGAGTTATAGAAGTGTGTGATAAGTATGGAATAGAGAACTATACTATTAATGATGATTTGAGCATTGATGTTGATGGTGGTGTATATTTAAACAGAAGATACTTAGAA